GGGGTTTAAGGGGAGATGCAATCTCCCTTTGCAATAATATGAACATGTTTGGTTCACATTATTAGTGGCAGTCAAAACTGTGTTTGTGTAGGGGTTTAATGGGAGATGCAATCTCCCTTTGCAATAATATGAACATGTTTGGTTCACATTATTAGTGGCAGTCAAAACTGTGTTTTTGTAGGGGTTTAAGGGGAGATGCAATCTCCCTTTGCGATAATATCAAAACCTATAAAATTGATTTGAATAAATGAAATAATAAAGATAATGTAAGCTATCAAGAATGAACGGAATAGAACCCACTATAGATATTGATAAACAACAAATAATAGGTGGCAAAATATGTTTAGAAGGACAAACTATAAATTATGACAAAAAAGCAAGTCATTTGTTAGAAATACAAGAAATTGGTGACATTCTAACTGAAATTAGTGATACAAGTATAGATGATGAATTTAGTATTAATAATAATGGAATTAATTATAAATTAGGAAATGATTCAAAAATTATTAGTAAAATATACGAAATTATTATTATAGACAAATTAAAGGGTTTATTGGATACTAAAGGGTATAAATATATTGAAAATGAAATTCAAAATAAATATCCTGATTTTGTAATAATTAGTAAAATACAAGAAGAAAAATTTTATGCGGTTGATATTAAAAGTTCATATTTGAAAACAGAAACAGAAATAAATGGCTTTACCTTAGGAACATATAAAGGTTATTTTAAAAATAGAGATTCTTTATGTAGTATAGTAAAACCATATAACAATTTCATAAAACACTTTTGTATATGCGTAATTTATTCAAGAACGGGTATTAAAATACCCGTCAAACATATAATTGTAAAAGATAAATGGGAAATTGCAAGAAATAGAGCTGGTTCTGGAAATACGTGTAATATTGGAAGTATTAAATTGTTAAGTGATTTATTAGGTAATAAACCTTATTTTAATAACGAGGATGAGTTTAACACATTTTGGTTAAGTTACAAGTGCTAATATCACTACTTCCTGTGATTTTGATTTAGATAAAGCATAATTGTAATCAATATATTTTGTAATTACATTACTATATTTTTTTTTAAGTTTTGTTTCAATCTCTGATATTGATGGGAACGCTTTTGTATTGTATGATATAACTAAATTTTTATTACCATATTTATCTATTATGTTATCAAACATTTTATTTGCATTTTCTATAATATAATCGGTTGATGTCTTTAATTTTAAATGTTTTGTTGAATAATCAATACTTGTATCCCATGATTCACTAATAAAACCTTCCAAAAAATGATAATTATCAAAATATTGAGAATCTTTGCAATCTTTTTTAAAATAAGGCGGATCTATGTATATGGTATCTATTTGAGATATTATCTCTTCGGTTATTTTATTATATGGCATATTTATAATGTGGGTATTTCCTATATCAATCATTTTTTTTTGTTCGTATAATTTTATAAGTTCTTTTCTAAACGTTAGCATATGAACAATAAATGGTTTTTCCCAAGTGGTTTTATTCCCAAATTTTCGTTCAACGTCCGCAGTCCTAATAGATAAATTTTTACGATGAAACAAATTATATGGTCTTTTTGAAATTAGAGACTGAAATAATAGGTAATAAATTATATTTTGTTTAATTACATTATTATAATGTTTAATATTTTCTCTGAAAGTGTCTAATTGTCTATTTTCATCATCCGTATAATATATATCTTTAAATGTATCATATATAAATGGAGTATAACAACTATTACTATTTTTTACAAATATGTTTTTAATTTCTTCTTCACTTGGTATATTATTTATATCAATGTCCAATAGACCATTCGCATTTATACTATTAAATCTTAAAATATCGTTATATGTAACTTCTATATTATTTATATGAAAATATAGAGAACAAATTGATGAACCTCCAAATAAATCTAATATATGTCTTGGTTTAAAATGTGTTATCATTAAATCATAAATTATATTAATTATTTTTTTTTTAGATCCTTGAAACCTTGTGTTAGGTAATTTTATAATTTGGGTTGTCATTTCAGTATTAATTTCATTTTCAACAATTACATTTAATGTTTCGGTTATAGGTTCATTATTAATAACATCTTCGCTTATTAAAATATTTGTAAATTCTTCAGTATTATTACTTGTTTTATTTTTGGAGTTAATCAGTTCTATTAATTGTGGTTTATTTTTTGAACTACACTTTGTAATACCCAATTCTTTACACTTCTCTAATAAGTCAATTTTACTCATTTTTAAAATATCCATTTGTTCTGTTCTGTTTATTGTAATATTACTTTCAGTGTTATTTACTTTCAATTTTATATTTAATTGAATCAATTTTTCGTCTACTGCTTTATCTATTAACGCTTTGATTTTGTCTGTTTGAATTTCGCAAGGATTTTTACGACTAATGTGTTTGTCGTAGTGTGATTTTTGAGAAAAGATTTTCGCACATTTTTCGCAACTATATTTACCCATTTTAGTTATATAATATATCAATATTTTATTTCTATATTATTTTAACTAAAAATACCCAAAATATTTATGTCAAAAAAAGATATATTATCCAATGACCCGTAAAAAAATGTTATGTTACACGATATTGAATTTATAAATATGGTTATGACAGTATTAAGTAATATAATATATTTAATATAATATATATATGGCGCTTCGCAACCGTAAAGAGAACCTAAAAATATCAATATAGAAAGTTATCCACAACTAATATTATTGGCATCATCGCATCACTTATTACCATTATGGCTTGCATACAATATCCTTGTCTTATGATGGTTTTCACCGACTGTGTACAATTTTTTTGTTGTTGCTTCCAAAAAATTCGGTATTATCAATATATATTCATCCGAAATATTACAACTGGAGATTTTGATGGCCAATTACCAATTGCAACTAATGGTTTGAACGATTTTGTTTCGGATAATCAGCCACTTCTTCCACGTCGTTATTCTTGTATTGTGTCAGTTCTAGGTTCATGTAATTGGACAAACGATGGAAATCTTTATTTGATTCCACTTTGTGAAGCTATTCGTAAGACATCATTATCTCAAAAGATGTTTTCTATAAATCTTATCCGGCATTGTGTCCACAATTTACCCATCACACAAGAATATGAAACAGCATGGAATATTATTTCAGAAATGTGTTTTCGTGTTTGTAACAATGGTCGTGGTTCATATGAGAATCAACAAATGAGTGATACTATGTGTGTACTTTACCGTAGAATTGAAAACATGATCACCGTTATTCCATCGGTGAATCTCGCTATTGACACGGAACTCAAAGTTTCAAAGAATTCTTTTGCGTATCAACGAAAAGAAACAGTTGAATCGGAAATATGGAACCAATTTTACAAACACATCACGAATTCAATCAAAATAGTGGTAAATCAAGAGCGACAAATGAATCCTGTTTTATGGAATATATTTGAAAGTTTGATCATAGCATATCAGACACTTGAAACATTCATCATGATTCCATTATTACAAAGACAAAGACTACCATTGCGATCTCAGCTTTTATGGATAGCATCCCCAAAATTTGATATGTTTGTAGCGGTGGTAGATTCCGATACGATACCCAATGTTTTTGGTCAACCGAAAGATATATTGAAACACTTGACTACATTACACGAACTGAAAAAGACAGACATTATTATTCGTTGCGTTTACAGCTACATATTGTAGTGGATACGCGCGACGTTAAGAACACATTTATATCAATGTTTATCAGAGTTTGGAAGAACAGTTAAAGTCTATAGCTATTCAATGGTTTTATTTCGTCTAGTTTATGCAATATTCTATCAATTTTTGATTCTACTTGGTTTGAATCGCCGTAACAATAACAATGTTCAAATAATGAACCACACTGAAATGTCAAAAAATACGAAAACAATGAACCTGTAAATCCACCACAAATAAATTCAAACATTATATATTATATTATTTACTCTACCCGCAAAACGTTTATATCATTATATTTTGTGAATCACATAGAATAACCGTTCGGAAAGTTTTTTGTAGCAGTTGGATCAATGTAAAGTAATTTTTGACTCACCAACATCGTCAGATAACTGATGAGACCATGACAGTGGCGTTGCAATCGTACTTGTGTATTTCGTTGTGAGATAATTATGAATCAGAAGAGATGTTTTTTGACAGCAATTGTGTTGTATTGTGAACATGTCGTGTCTGTCCTGACAAAGTTTAATACGACGATAAATGTCGCGAAGCGTATACTCTGTGTAGAGCTGTATTGTGTTTCGTGTGCAAGAATATTTTAGCATTCCTTCAATAATTTTCCATTCATCAACGGTCGCGCTATTATCTTCCAATACGTATTGAATACAATGTAAAATCGTATGGAGAGAAATGTCGTTGAGAATTCCATCATCAATCAATGCCGCCAATTTTTGTTGACAAACAAGCGGACTATACTTGTTTTTCCAACAGCAAAATATGGAAGGCACAAACTGAAATGAATTTATGTGGTATAAATACAAATTAAAGTCCTCGTGTAATTGTTGACTATTTTTTTTGCTGTTTCTGAAGTTATTTTCAAAATGGTCAATTATTCCATAATGTGAATGAACCATAAACCAATAAATCATTATATAACGTTTGAGCTGTTTTTCTATGCACTTTTCTATTATTGGAAAGTTCCAAATAATAACAATAACATCATAAGAGAAACTTATCTAAACATTTCATCGCTACATTCAATACGACGTATCTGAATTCCATAAACATGACATCAAAAAACAGTGATGAAAGATTTCAAGAGCTTCAGAACCTGAGCTGATGGGGTTTCATGGATGGGATGACGTAGAAAAATTGATGTGGATTTGTTTTACGCCCTCATTCAGTTTTTCGTCCCGTCCCATTAAGCAAAAAATCAACTTAATTACAGAAACAAACCAGTGAAATTGATGGGCGGAATGGAAACGGATTTGCTTGCTTGCTATTTATAATCTCTCGCGGCATAGGGGACATTGAAGTTTGACTAGACTAGACCAACATTGAATACATAATTTATGTTCACAATAAGTTTCAGTGCTAGTAGGTTCTTGACAAACTGCACAATTATCTAGGTCTTCTCGTATAAATTTTGAAAATGCTCTCCCTCGTGCTTCTATTTTTTTCATTGTTTCACTCTTCAATAATTGACCACTTTTTTTACAAAATACGAGACCATCTAATAATTGATGAATGCTTCTGTAGACTGCGGCTAGTTTCTGTGGTGTTTCGTCAAATCCCATTAGTGGATGTACATTTTCATACAATGTCATTGTTTCAGATTCAATCTGAGATTCATCATCATCTGAATTATATCCATCTATTCTTGTAGATATGACGGATTCAATCGTAATCAACATTTGAGAATGACAGCTTTTTATTTGATAACTTACAGTACATGGTATTTCATTGATCCTGGCATCAAATTCTTCATATAAGCAACAATTAGATTTCATATTTATGCTTTTATGTTCATCTAATACTGACGTGGCGTAAATAAGAAACTCATCAGATTCCACAACAACGGGGTCAGTGACGACTTGTTCGGTGCTTTCATTGGTTTCATTGCTGGGTTTTGCTGGTGTAACCTCGTCCAATGGTTTGCTGAAAAATTTGCGAATATCCATAGTGCGTTGTGATGTACGTACAATAAACTTGAAACTCTTCTTATTTGATATTTGATTTGTAACCATCCTATTGAATATAAATAATTTATATTCAATTTTTTTTTTATTTTTTTTTTCATTTTTATTTTCATTTTCATCTTCATTTTCATCTTCATTTTCATTTTCATTTTCATTTTCATTTTCATTTTCATTTTCATTTTCATTTTCATTTTCATTTTTATTTTTATTTGATTGAATTTCGGTGATGATTTTAGCATTGTATTAGTATTTATTTATTTATTTATATTGGCTTTGTATTTGTAATTAATTTGTATTTGTATGCCATTTGTATTTTGTATTTGTAGTATATATACAAACGATATATATGAACATTTTTGCATATGCATATATTTTATTACATACCTTGCATAGCGTGACATGTTTACAGAATTTACATGTTTTGATATTGTACAGTTTGGAAGGTAATTACGCAAACTATACAGACTTGAGGTTCATCGCCCCTTATTGGCAACAACATGTAATTACCAAAGTGGAAGAATATAGTCCAATGAAATTATGGCCGTTTAATTTGACCCTTGAATATTTTGATATTAAATCGGATTGTAAATTGATTGACGAATTATTGACAAAACGTTACTCTGATATGTCACTACCGGAAATAACGGCTATAATAGCAGAAGGTGATGATTGTGCGCCAGGTTCTGGGAGTGCGCGATTTGCTGGTCATCATCAAATTCCAATTATTTTGACTGGATTTAATCCAGATCTACACACGCAAGATTATATCATGCCACCTGAACAAAATACATCATTTTTGATGGAAGGTCCTACATATCGCACATTGCGACAGATGGTTGATACGTATATTCGCGCAGGGGTACAAACAATTATTGCCGTTGCAAATGAACGATATGATTTATATAATCCAAATACATGTTTTGGTACGGCGAATGTGATGGCTCTACGCGGAATTCAAGTACTTGGTATGTACACAATTGGTTATAATGAATCTACGAATCGTGTTATAGAAATTGTTGATATAATCAAACAAAAAAATCCAGATGCTGTCTTATGGTGCGATTGGGGGGCATGTGCATTAACAAATGATATCATTGAATTTCTTCCATTGCAACATTTTAAAAATGCAAATTATATGCCAAAATCATTCAATTTACTTGATTGTCTGGATTCTCCAAATGTTCCCGACTTGAGATTATTTGATTTTGTTACTGGTGGTAATTATGTAAGTGAAAAAATCAAAGGTTTTCAATATACTGAAGACGGTAGTTTATATTCATCCATGTTCCGCCCATCAACACCGTCTAATTATAATGGGTTCAATCAAATGGAACTGGGACTTACATTGGCTTATCCGTCAAGTACGTCAATTTTCTTTAATTGGTATAATAATTTACGTGGATATTATCCTAGCTATCCTACAGCATTTTGTTGGGCGGCATTTGATATCATGGAAAAAGCAATGTATTTGGTTGGTATGGATTCGCAAAATGGTGGCAAAGATGGACTATTAATTGGTTCAATTAGTCCAATGGATGTTTTTCATAAATTACAAGGATTAGGGACATTGACTCCAGTAGGGTTGGTTCAATTTGATGTCAATAGAATCAATACAATATCTCCTAGCATTCTTTTACAAGCTTTGCCTCATTCTTCTTCTGCGGAAATAGTCGGACCTGTAATTATTGCTACATCAGATTTCGTATATCCAATGCCAAATTGGGAAGATCGTATTTACACCTGGTCATTAACATCAACTTCCTACAAACAGTCTGCAATTATCATCGCTGGGGCTTGTTCTCTTCTTTTATTGGTGATGATAATAACTGTTTATATTCACCGAAAAGACTTGGAAATAAAAATGCTGCACTATTTCCATATTATAGTCATATGTGCATGTAGCATGTGTGTATGTTGGTCGTCTGCCCTCCTTTGGCAATCGGATAATATTCAAATTCAATGTAATGGTTATTTATGGGGAATTTATCTTCCTGTTAGTTTTTTAATTATTCTCGTAAATATGAAAGCATATCGTCTTTCAAAATTTCTTTATTACACTGCAAAAGGATTGCGACCACGACCTTTTACTCATTTGCGTGTAGTTCGGTTAACGTCGCGATTCTATTTAATCACACTAACAATTTTGATGATATGTGCAGTCACAGATAAACATACTCTAATACGTATAGTGGTGGATAAATATCGTCCAAAATTGGATTACTATGTTTGCCCACAAAATAATTCTACCGTAATATTGCTATATCTTCTCGCATTTTTGCATTTTTTTCAAACAATATATTGCGTTTCTGAAGTACGTAATGGTATGGAAGCATTTCAAGATGGTATGATTATAAAAGAATCATTTATTGTTTTTTATTCGTTTATAATGATTTGTCTCATATTGAGTAGTCTTGGTATTGAACCTAATACAATGTACGTTTTGCGGACATTATTTCTTTCTTCGGCATGTACATTTTTTTGTTTACGTTTATTAATAAACCGTTGTGCTAAATATTGGTTTTCTGATATTTGTTTACAATATATTGGGCGTTTATCTAAAATAATACGTGATACAACGACAAATACTGTAGTAATTGATTCAAATGCAATGTCATCATTAATTGAGGATGGTCAAGGTGAATTATTGTATCACATAAAAACCGCAACTGATGATGATGTAATGTGTATGATTGATGTGATAATGGACACTGAACGCGGAAAATTGTTCAAAGATGTTGCTGATTCGCAACATGTTCTGGAAAATGTACATTTTATTGAAGATGTGTTAAAATTCCAATCAGAGGAAACACTTGCATTTTTGATAGATAGTACAAAATATGCAAATATTCTAATGTATGAGAGAGCATCGGAAATACTTTATAAATATATTGAAGCCGGTAGTGAAGAAGAAGTCAATGTTTCCGCGCACAGTAGAACCTTGGTTGAAAATAGTATTAAAAATTTGATAACGTTCAGGCAACCTTATTCAATACCTATCCAATATGCAAAAAAACTCATTGTTGATGATCCATACATAAATCAACGTGCAAACATTTTTGAACCAGCATTTAAAGAAATTGTGAAAATGTTGTTTCAAAATTTATGGACAAAATTCAAAGTTGCCGAGACTGAGAAAATTGCAGGAGAGGAAGAAATTGAATATTTATAATTTCGTCGGATATGATATATATATATCCATCATGTCATCAGGTTTTTGTAGTGATTATATTAATTTGGTAAAATTAAACAATTTATTACAACAAAAAAATAAAAATAATATATTGGTTACACAACAAGCAACTATACCATCCAATTATTTGTCACATAAAAAAATGCAAGTAATAAATTGCACCGTACAGCCTTATTCTCAACCTATATTCAATATGGCAAGTACTGGAACTGCTGTAAAAAATCTGGCATGTGTTTTGGTATTACCATTGAAACCTGCTGCTAAAACTGCGTTGGGACATGGTCCTGTGGTTGTAAGGGCTGGAACCTTGATTACAACAGCACCGTTTTAGTTGAATCGCAATACAGAAATATTTTTACACCTTTTCTCATTTAAAACGCCGATTAGCGCTCAAAAATCATTAAAAATATTTAGGTATGAACCTGTAAAAACAACTTATATACTACCTTTTCCCGCTTTTTACGGCGGTGATAGTAATTTTTCATTCGCCTCGTTGAAATTCACGAGGTCTTGTTCTTTTGTATATCAAATGTTTCGCTATGCTTATCATATTGATACAACTATTTTTATCTCTGGTTAAATAACCGCCCCTATGAAACATTGGATTATTTTCGTCTTCTGGACTACCAATATATCAGCATTTTACTAATAGTATAGAAAATTACTTTAGTATATTGAAATCCCGCTTACAAAAATTAGACGGATTGAAATACGAAGATTTGAAGGAGAATATCAGTAAAGTTATTACACAAATACCCAAAGAAAAATATGAAAATATTTTTAAGGGCGCTTATAATAGAGAAAAGGTATATATTCAACGAAATAAGACAAGACAATTGCGTAGTAAGAATTATTTATAAATCACTCACTTGTGGAAAATCGGCGTTTTAAATGAGAAAAGGTGTAATATCTTATCTATGTAATCTGAATCATGGAAAACTTGCGTAAAAAGCGGTATACAAATAGAGGAGGTGGTGACAAATACTATGTGGATTGTGCATCTTATGAAAAAAATCCCGATTCTCTTGAAATGAAAATGCTTATTCGTAATACAAAATCTGCAAACGTTGCAATTTTAAGAGCGGTAGCAAAAGATGCGACATTCGCCGAAAAACACATAGTTGTAAAGATTTGACCATCAGATTATATTACAAGAAAAGAATTTTGTATTGGACAACAATTAGCTGAATCAAATACACCAGGATTTATAAAATATTATTGTTTATTTACATGTTATGATGATACTAGCAAGAAAGTAGAACATATTGAACCGAATTCTACACCGATTCCAATGGAACCAAAAATATGTATTGCCAAGCCAATAAAGGAAAATAAAAAAGATGTTCTAGTGATGCCATTTATTTGCAATGGATCGGTAGAAAAGTATAAATGGAAACCAGGAAATATACATGTACTGAATGCATTAATAATACAAACTGTATTATCTCTTGCTTGTGCTTTTGAAAGAATAGGATTTATTCACGGCGATTTGCATCCAGGTAATTTACTATTGAAACCAACAAAAAGAGAATTGATAAAATATAAACTTGGAAAAGATGCATATGATGTGCCGACATTTGGTTGTAAAATTGTTTTGATGGATTTTGAGAAATCTATTACTGAATTAACAGAACCTGAATATTTTTGGAGTGATATGAGAAAACTCTTTACAAGATTGGATGGACTAGATGTAGACATGTGTACTCTTGAATGGAAAAAAGTAAATATCATATCATTTACTGAAAGTATGATTGATAATAAGATGCCATTATGTAATGTTGCGATATTAACTGATATGATACATGAATCAGAATTTGTTTTTAGAAAGAATGCAACCAAACCCTTTTATAACCCATCAAAATATAATTGAACAACTTCTACCATTTTTTCTATTCTATTCTCAGGCAATGACCAATATACAATTTGTGCAGATAATGCAGCTAATCGCGCTTTCCAAAATGTTTGATGAGACTTTTTAACATTACTTACTCCATAACCATTAATTGCCCACGGTGATAATACTTTTTTACCGTCTCTTTCAATATATTCATCTGGATTGAACCGAATAAATATTATTGGTCGGTGACCAACATCTTGTGATAATTCCATAATACGACGATTCTCACAAGAACAATCATAATCTGTATGTTGATTTTCATCTATTTCTACAATTATTATTTGATAACCCAAATCTAAAAATAAGTCTGGACGACGATTTGAACATCCACCAGATATTTTGCGGTCAGTAATCCATGTAAAATCAGGGAATTTTTCTTTGATATGATTAACCACATCTTTTTCTTTCAATCTATAACCACGCGCAACTGGTTGGTCAGGGAACATATTCACATAACAAAATAAACAATGCCCCAAATATTTTGGATTATGAACGACTGTACCGCATAATGGAGTGATACATTTTTTACTTTTGATATTTACCATTCCATCTTTACAATGATTCTCGCAATAGAGTGGGGTTTTATCACCTACTATATTGTAATTTGCATGTAATTCACAACCTGGTTCTTGGCACATTAATTCTCTTCTATTAACCATTTCAGGAGTTTTGTGTTCTTTACAAAGAATTGAAGGTTGGCCCGGTAAATTATATTTTGCTGGCTCAAAACAATCCTTTATATTACATCGTTTGCATGAAGCCACATCTATCATTCCCTCCTTTTTGTGCGTAGCACAGTACAAAGGTTTTTTTTCAGTAGGAAGATTGTACGACGGTCGCTTGGTACAATCCAGACATTCTTGGGCGCCCATTTTGACCATTCCTTCTTTTTTATGGATATTGCAGTATAGTCGGGTATTTTCTCCAGGACTATTAAAACTGGCACGAATTCCACAATTTTCTATACAATACTTGGCAGATAAAGATATCATCCCGGGCAATTGATGCGCCGAACAATACAATCGCTCAGTTTGATTAGGATAGTTATAGGTTGCTCCTTTTCCACATTCTTTACATTCTCTGTATTTAAGCATGGTTTTGGATCGTGGTGATGAAATAAAATAATGAACAACAATAAACCAAATCAATTTTTATTATTTATTTATTCAAATTTTATTTTTCATTGTTTTGAATTTTGCGTTATTTATTATTTTATTTATTTTGAAACGATATCAACCATTCCATCTTTTTTATGTTTTGTACAGTATACTGGCGTGATTTTGTCAGGAAAATTAAATGATGGTCTGACAGGACAATCTATACATTTTTGCGCTTTGACATTAACCATGCCTTCTTTCTTATGAGTATTACAGAATAACCTTTTTTTCAATTCAGGAAAGTTGTAGCAAGCCTCAGTTGAACATTCCTGACAGTTTTGCTTGCATAAATTGACCATATTTTCCAATTTATGTACAGCACACCACAATCGTTTGGTTTGATCAGCATAGTTGTATGATGCAGACTTTCCACAAACTTTGCATTTTCTATTGATATCGTTACTAATTTCCATTGCAGTTATAATTATATTAAATTATGAGTGATTACGAGTGATTATGAATGAAGATGTTGAATAATGAACTAGAATGATTCTTGTGAACCAAATCAATTTTTTGTGATATAAAATGTAATATAATATTTGAATGTAAACTCTATATTTTATAATTTAGGTAAAAAAAATATATTTTATTTATTGTATATTTATATTTATATTTTTTCGTTATTCCTACAAATTATTTTCTTTTGTATGTTTATAAAAGAAAATGGCTGGAGGATTGTTTTTGCAACAGTCCTAGTCATGTCGGAAAAGGACATGGCTAGTCCGTATGTAACGGGCAACACTTTCAAATTGCGGGAATATCCAATACATGTTTTGAATTACCACTTTTCTTTGGTGACTTTGAAAAGGAACACGGTTAATTGCCGTACACAATGGTAATAAGATTCAAAATGACAAGGACAATCCGCAGCCAAGTTTCTCAATTGGATAGTTTGCGGCTTGAATATTCTGCTTCAACGATTTAAAAATGGTCAGAGTACAAGAATGAATCAAAGTTTTACATTTTATTCAGATGAGAAAAAGGTTCAACGACTAAATGGAAGTGGGCTTCCTTCTTCTTCCTCCTTTCTTCTTTTTTGTTAAAAAAGAAGGGGGACAGTTGAGGGAGGCTTAAGATATAGTCTATTCTCACCAGTAATGGTGTCCCAATTCGGGGAGTAAAATATTACATCATTGTTGGCCCACAAAAGAGACAATGTATTTTATTCAACAACGTTGGGATATTGCCAAGAAAAAATGTTTGTTTATATTTGTTTGATTTGAATGAATGTTGAGAGTTGAGAAAATAAATAGATAAACGCTTTTCTTGGCATAAGTAAAAAAAAGGGAATCCAGTTGGGATTCTTTTTTTAAAAAGTGTTGCAACTTGTAGCGTATGGTAGTCAAGACGTGTATCTCACCGGTAGTCCGGAAATAACATTCTGGAAGGTTTCTTACAGAAGATACACCAACTTTGCTATGGAATCTATTGAACAGACATTCAATGGTCAGGCCGATTTCGGCCGTCGTGTGACTTGCACAATTTCCCGAAATGGTGATTTGTGTTATCGCACTTATCTCCAAGTAACTCTACCCGAGATTAACCAATCTATGGCCAAGACTGGCGATGATGGTGTTTATGCTCGTTGGTTGGATTATGTTGGAGAACAACTTATTGCCCAAGTAGAAGTTGAGATTGGTGGTCAAAGAATTGATCGTCAATATGGTGACTGGATGCACATCTGGAACCAACTTACCATGTCTGCTGAACAACAAAAGGGATATTTTAAGATGATTGGTCATACTACTCAACTTACTTATATCACTGACCCCAACTTTGCAAACATTTCTGGACCTTGTGCTTCTTCTGGTGGTCCAGCCCAGGTATGTGCCCCAAGATCAGCTTTACCCGAAACTACTCTGTATATCCCCCTTATGTTCTGGTTCTGTAAATCCCCGGGTTATCGCGATAGCCCAAGTCATTCCAAAAGAATGGCTAGTCTTGTTTCAAATAGTTTTTATTTTTTTATCAATGAAACTGCACAAAATAAATCATTTTGTTTTGTGCAGTTTCATTCATACATTAAAAGATGAAAAGTTATCTATTTAGAATGAGGCAACATCTCCAAATTGCGGGAAAATCTTGTTAGGTTCATGTTACTAAGTTATGTATGAAAATATATAATGGCGGTTGTTAATTGCAATCGGTACAGTAAAAATACATGAAATAAAGACAATCCGCAGCGCGTTCTCTAAACCCGTTATGATAAGGGCATGAGAATCGTTCAACGACTAGATGCTGATGGACTTGAAAGGATTAATCATCCTTGATGATGGTTTAAAATATAGTCTACTCCCACTGGAGACAGTGCTTGCCCTTAAGCAAGGCAAGGAACAATGACGCTGATAGGAAATGATCAGCCGAGTTTGGTTACTGAAATTCTCTGAATTTCAGGAGGTTATCGCTCCCACTTATCGCTTTAACATCTGTAGAGCAGAAAAGTACTCATCTTGTAACGTCTGAGCTCCGTTCCAAGAAAAACATGTTGTGGTCTCAGGAAAAGTTTGAACCAGCTTTTCATACCCAGGTGCTAGTCACCCCCTGTTACTAAGCTTGTCTTGGTAGCAGATGGGGGTGGCGACACGTCCAAATTGCGGGAAACCCGTAAAGCCATAAAAATAGGCTCTTGTATTACAAAATTGAATTACAATATAAACTATACTATTCTTGTCATTATTATACCCCCAATGTCCAATGAAATAAAATGTTCAGTTTGTCAAATAAAATCTAATGATGGAAACGAATTCAGTAGAATTGCAAAAAGTGGTATAAGTGGTACTTGTAAAAAGTGCCAATGTAAAGCTACAATAGAATGTCGTCTTCGTATTATTGAAAAACGAAAAAATAATGAGATTCCAACTGAACCAACTATTACAGAGAAACAATGTTGTAAATGCAAAGAAATCAAACTTGTCGCTGATTTTCCCAAAGACATCGGTAAAATTCTTGGAATTGCAGACAAATGCAAAAAATGTAATTGCGAAAAAGTGCAAATCCGCCGTCTAAAAATAGTCAGCGGTGAAATAGAACGCACTGATGCACCGTCTCAAAAACAATGCGTTCAATGTAAAATCATTAAGAACATTACCGAGTTTAGAAAAGATATAGGAACAATAACCGGATATGGTTACAAATGTTTGATATGCACTTGCTTGGATACTCAACTGTTTCAGAAAAAACCCGAAAATATTATCAAAATCAAAGAAAGAAAAAAAGCGTATCGCTTACGTCCTGACGTAAAAGGGAGAGTTGATTTGAGGGGTAGTATATCTAGCCGCATTGCTACGCATATTAAGCAGCAAGGTGGACAGGGCCCAAAAAAACAACATTCTATTGATTACCTGGGATGCACGATAGACTTTCTTATCAAATGGCTTGAATTTCAATTTGATGAAGATATGACTTGGGAAAATAGGGCAAGTTGGCATATAGACCATGTTATTCCATGTGCTGCATTTGATTCAAATAACGAAGTTCATCTGGGACTTTGTTATCATTGGACCAATGTACAGCCATTGATAAAACATGACAATATGTCAAAATCAGACAAATTGGAACAAAAGTATTTTGACAAAGTAGTAGAAAGAGTAATAAAATTCAATTTAATAAATCAGGAGTTTATGGGCTACCAAGCTTTATTAGAAATGATAAAGTGGCTGCAAGTAGAATGCAGGTATGGTAAAAACGCCCTGGATACAAGAGAACATGAAAATGTTCTTTTAAAATCGGCAATCCGCAGCGAAGCTCCTAATCCCGTTATGACCATGGGAACGGAGAACGTTCAACGAATTGACGGAGGTGGGTCTTAGGAATCTAGTCAATTCCGTGGTAAAAGATCTAAGGTAAATTCTAGCCCCCGGCATACATTTTAGTCAGTGTTTTTCTTGATTTTGCACACTGAAAAGCCGATAAATATCCTGAAAAGGAGGGTAAACGTGGCGTACAGTACCACGAGGTAAAAATCAATTGCGACTTGCGACCTTTGGGAGAGGTCTTGTGGGCAGTTAAATCGCTAGCTGCTTCAACTGGCACACAATCAACCACCACGGCTTATCAACAATCACTTGTTGCTGCTTCTCTTTATGTAGACTATGTGTTTCTTGACACTGAAGAGAGAAGAAAATTTGCCCAGAATCCCCACGAATATTTGATTGAGCAACTTCAATTTACAGGCGATGAAAGCGTCGGTAGCAGTAGTAACAAAATAAAGCTCAATTTCAATCATCCTACGAAAGAGTTAATTTGGGTTGTTCAACCTGATGCCAATGTTGATTACTGTTCATCTTTGGAAGGAGGAAATGTATTATTCTCAGCTCTTGGCGCTCAACCTTTTAATTATACCGATGCTATTGATGCTCTTCCCAATGCTATTCATGCATTTGGTTCTCAGGGTGCTGTTGACGCTATTGGTGGAAATGGTATGATTAATGCATCTGGTCTATTTGAAATGGCTGGTGCTGCTAATAACTCTCCTGGTGATCTTTCTAGTCAATTGTGGAGAAATTCCAATGGAAATGAAATGTCACCTTTTGATGACCCTGCATACAAAACCGGCCCTGGTCTTGGTTCATATGTTTCAGATGCTGGTACTTTTGTACTTGCTGAAACCGCTTTGGATATGCACTGTTGGGGTGAAAATCCCGTTGTCACTGCCAAATTGCAGCTCAACGGTCAAGACCGTTTCTCTGAACGTGAAGGTACCTACTTTGACCAAGTACAACCTTTTCAACATCACACTCGTTCACCCGATACTGGTATCAATGTTTACAGTTTTGCAATTAGGCCCGAAGAACATCAACCAAGTGGGACATGTAACTTCTCCCGAATTGACAACGCCGTACTGCAATTGGTACTATCCGCCAACACTGTTGGAGGAACCGCAACCGCCAAGGTAAGAGTTTATGCTTGGTCTTATAATGTTTTACGATGCATGTCTGGTATGGCCGGTATTTCGCTGAGTTTCGCCAAGTTTCTCATATACAAGATTTTTTATTGTATATGAGAAACTTGGAAAAAACTCAGCTGGTACAGAAAAACAACACGCCACAAACAAACAGGCCCTGTTTGTGGATAATTTCGGTTTGACCCCTGTTTTTATGGTCAGTTGTTAGTGGGTTCTTTCATGGAGAAAGAATCTGCAAGACTACTTGTTGTTCGGGAATCCCCTTAGAGCCTTTGGTACGAAGTAAGTATGAGAAATCTACTTATGGCGGAGAATAGAACTCCGGTAACGTAATAATCCAAAGGATTGGGCGATCCGCATGGTAAAAACCTAAGGACGTTATGCTAGTCTATGGTTTGCCGTCAGAGACTGAACGGTAGTCGGTTCGTAATGAAGGTCTAAGCAACCGGAACGAATTTGAGATACAGTCCATTCCCAAGTGAAAGCTTGGGTATAAAAGCGCCTATTCCAATTAAACATCGTTGTATTACACTTTATGACCACGTAAAAAACTCCAAACACCAATACAAAAAAACAAGAATAATATATTCCGCTCCTGCACGTAGCAGCAAGCATTAGGCATTAAGTTTTGTTATTATTCATTGTATTAATGTATGATAACAAAAATTTGGTATTTGGTCCGACAACTATTATACGACTTGCTCTCGCAATTCCGCGAAGGCACTTTTTGTGAGAATTTAAACATATACAAATGCAAGATTACTACGATGTACTTTGATACATGTATGGGAAAACTGGAAATTCCCAAAAACATCAACCTGTTTTTTTATTTCCAGCTCTGCTCATAATTTTAGTATTTTCTCCGTCGGATGACAAATTCTCTATTATTTGGACTAGACTGCAAACGTCGTATGTGCGTTGCATTTTATCAATAATGTCGTCAAAACTATATTCTTGTTTCATAATATTGCATTCAAAACAACAAGACCGCATATTCCCAGTTACATAACCAAGGTCATTGACAAATCGGTCTATTCCATTGGTATGAAAATCTCCGCTTTTTTTTCCACAAATGTAACAATCCATACAAATCATATTTTCATAATCTTCAAGAGTAAGTTCAAATGGCATTTCTTTGATTGTCGCTTTATTTGCATATTTGATGTATGGAGTTGCAAAATGGTCAGGGAAAATTTCTGGGAAATATAATGGGTTTTTAATTTTGCGATGATATGAAAGAATATGAACAATTCTTTTATAAAACACCGACACTGAAAGAGAACCTTTCATATAGTTGCATATTTGACATGCGCTAACACAATTATCAACTGAATATGCCATATCCGAATTCTTTCTATCTACACCGTTTGGTATAGACTCATCTATAATACCACAGTATGCACAAGGTTTTTCTATAATAGCACAAAATTCATCAAATGAGAGATAAAATGCAATCTTTCTTTTTTGTGCGGATTTCAGACAGCGATTAAATAAGCATTCTCGTTTTTTCTCGCCAATTCTTCCTAATTCTAATCGGTGTTCTCTATCTCGGCGCGCATCCTGAATCTTATTGTCATCGCGACAAGCTTTACAAGTTTTTGTAATTCCATACATACCATGAAAGTCTTCGGTTGGTTTGTCTTGTACACATACGGTACATACCATAGTTACCAGTCCATCTCCATTTCCACAAAATTGGCGCACTTGTGTTGCTGATTCTCTCTTTGCATTATCAATTTCGCGGTCTTTCTGTAGACAATCTTTGCATTTAGTAAATGCATAAGAAGGTTCTAATTGCGCGCGACATCCACGGATATGATTCACACAAAGTTTTAATCCAGCAGCCAAAGTTTCTTCAATATATGATTTTGGTTGATGTCTTTTGCAAAATTCAGTAGTTTCAAAAATTTGATAGGGACAATCTTTATGGGTACATATTACGACAACTGCATGTTTAATATCCCGATTTTCACCACCACGTGACCGACACTTATCACACGTTTTCCCATCATCTGCAATAAAATACATTTTTTTACATCCACCGCAAAGTTTTGTCGCTGCCAACATTTCTTCGGTATAATCATTCATATATAAATGATTTTTACAAAACCGCGATTCGTTGTCATCACCGCCAATGATGATGGCATACGCGCGGCAAGGATTACCATTTCGGTCTTTGGTTGCACATTTATTCGGCATGATTGATAGGTTGATTTATGATGATGATGGTATATTGAATAGTTTATTTCTGAATCAATTTTTTTCATTTGATTTGAAATATAAAAAATTGCGAGATTAAGTGAGAAATTTTACGGGTTTGGCAATAAAACTTCGCTACTGCGATTGAAGCAGCAGTTTAAGTAAGTAGTTTTACCGATTTGATATTGACATTATATAAAGTTCCGCCTTTGCGGTTGCAAAAGCGGAAGGCTTTAACAGTTATTCAATATCTTTATAAAGTTTTACGAGTTTGGAAATAAATATGACGTCCATTGTATGTACGTCATCAAAACAATATAAAGGTGTGGTGTAATATAGTATATTACACCACAATGGAAATAATAAAAGCATTCAACGCAAACAATTTACACGCAAATATTGTTATCAAAGGAACATTTGATAAACCGCTTTTTCGCGCAAGTGATATAGGGGAAGTATTAGAAATGGGAAATATAAGAACATCCATACAAAGTTATGATAATACTGATAGAACTGAAATAGCTACCGTTGATATTCTTGGTAGAACCCAACAAACCACTTTTCTCACGTCCAAAGGGTTGTACAAAGTCCTAATGAGGTCTAGAAAACCGATTGCACTAATATTCCAAAACTGGGCGGCCGAAATAATAGAAGAAATTCGTTTAACTGGTGAATATAAACTACGAAAAGAACTTGATGAATCTAAACAAGAGTTGGACCAAGCACATCAAGAAATACAAAAACACGCGGCCGAACTTCCTTTAATATCCGCAAGAGAAAATCACAACGTTCTTCTGAGTAAGTTCAATACAGGTGACCCGTTGGTATATGTAATGAAAGTCAAATCGTTTGAAGATGGGACATACATTATTAAAATTGGCGAAAGTAGAATAGGAATTGAAAATCGTTATAATGAACATAAAAAGAAATATGAAGAAGCACTGCTATTAGATTGTTTTTGGGTAAAGAAAAGTAATGATTTTGAGCGCTTCTTACATCATCATGAAAAAATCCGCCCCGAAAAGGTTACTAATTTAGCCGGACATGAAAAAGAAAATGAATTATTTTTGATTGGTAAGAACTTGTCGTATAATCAACTAATAAAAATTGTCAATTCTAATATAAAACAATACAACGAAAACTTTAACATGATGCAAGTTGAAATTGATAGATTGACAGAAGAAAATACCAGATTAAAAAGTGGCAATATTCCCGACGCAACAAATATAGCATTACAGCAAGCAAATGAAGAGAAACGTATATTAATATTGAATCAATGCTCATTGAACAACACAATTGATATTTTACAAAAAGAGAACCAAGAATTAAAAGATAAATTAGCGAAAGCATCAACTCCGTTACCAAAAATAACAACGGGATTTGGTGTAGAAAATAAAACAATTGGTCCCCGTCTCCAAAAATTAAATCCTGAAACTCTTCAGATTATCAAAGTATATGAAACAATAAATGAAGCATTGATAGAATCCAATCAATCATTAAAACGCCCCACAATCCAAAAAGCGGTGGATAATAATACAGTTTATCAAGGTCATCGTTGGTCATTGATTGCCCGCGATCAAGACCCCCAGTCCACGACACATGTTCAACCGACCAAAGTTACCAAAACACAAGCATTGGGATATGTGGCGAAATTGAATGGTGATAAAACCGCAATACTGAATGTTTATTTCAATCGTAAAACGGCAGCAAGATTAAATGGCTATGAATCTCATGCTGCATTAGATTGGCCTGTAAAAACTGGCAACATTTCAAATGGATATTATTATATGCTTTATGATGGGTGTTCAGATGATTTGCGGGCGGCTTTTGAAGAAGAACAACAACAACAATTGAATGGTCGTGAATTAATATTGTATGAAAATGGAGTTGGACAATTTAATGCAACAAATCCGGATGAAATGACGAATGAATATTTACATAGATATGATTGTCAGAAAAAATGTCCCGATATTGGTGAAAAAACATTGGCAAAGGCAATTGCATCTGGACTGGCGTATAATGGATTTATTTATCGCATGATTGGAAGTAAATTAAGTTGTTTGTAAAAAATAAATATTTGTAATTATTTCTAATAGCAGCGCAATGCTATATTTTTTCAAATAGGTGACGTTTGTTATCATAATAAATCATACAGTAATTTAATCTCACAAAAATTGATATACAAATATAAATTACATCTATCTCCTCAACCCCAATGACCACCAAAGCAGAACAAATGACAATTTGTTCTGGGTGGTGGTATTTTGACTTTTGCGTAGTTAATTAATTAACTTATTTATGAATTTGCAAATTGTAATATTCTAATTTGCAAACTCTTATTATTTATCCAGGAAAAATCCCGTAACATATACAAAATGTACATATCGGAATAATAATCAAAACTTTATTCGGGACGACTTCGCGAGTTCCATACATCAACTGCTGGTTGAATTTCGTGCATAATTTTGTCCGTTTTATATTGAATCAATAAACGTTCATCTGCAATGGAACTTGCATCAAGTCCCATGATTCTCATTTTACGGGATTTATCAAGTACTGATACAAAATGTTGACAATATTCTCGCGGATTTGCATAAAATAATGTGACGCGTTCTTGTGCCAAAGTATTGGCCGGAAATACCACTTTAAAATACAAGTCTTCATCTAATGTCCCCACAATATGATCGGTAGGAATTCCAGTACTTCCAGAGACGATATTACGGCCTCTAATGTTACTTGGAAAATACATCATGACAGGTGTCACTTCCAATCCTTTTTTATTTCTGGAATTGAACCGATTAGAGGCGGGTGTCAAATATTTCTTATTACGACGATTTGGTTTAGCTTGTTCGTTTGTATGAACAGGTGCTACCATCTCTGGTTCTACTTCTATTTGGATAGCCGTGTAATAATCATCATAAGACATGAACTTTTGACTTTTTGAACTTGTAAACTTGACTAATTGATTGATGTATAGACTGATAGATTAAACTTTTATACATTCTATACACCCCCAATCTTTATACTTGTACCATGACTTCGGGGTCAGACTTGGACTTTGATTTGCTTCCACTTGAAGTGGGAGTAATGGGCGTAATGGGCGAAATAGGAGCGATGGGCGTAATGGGAGCAATAGGAGCAATAGGAGCAATAGGAGCGATGGGCGTAATGGGAATAATGGGAGTAGAAATCGTAGGGTCAGCCGCTGCATTACCAAGCTTTTTCCATTCCAAATATTCCTTTAGTGTCATATTCTTCCCCGACGAGGAAGGAGGTGTAGGCGCAGGTGCAGCAGGACTTACTGGTATGAGAGGCGCTGGAGCTACAGATGGATTTGCAATTTTGAATCCTTTTGCCGCACATGGAGTGCCGCCGGTTTGTTCTCTTTCTTGTAACATTGCATATAATCCATGATTATTCTTTACCAATTCTTCAATTGTTTGTTGTTGATTACGAATGATAATTAAAGCGTCGGCAATTGCAAGATTACTACCATCCAGATTCATTTCCTTATATTATCAACTATTACAACGTTTTTATGTCAATTATTGGTTGGTTAGTAAAAAAATTGAATCTAATTAACGCTACATAATTAATTCAATAACCCATCCACCTATACGCCCACTACATATGCAAATTGAAAATAAAACTACAAACCTCAATCTGTTTCATCTTTTCAAGCTTCTCCCTCAAGAAATTCTATCCGAAATATATACATTTGATGGCACATTTCGCGACAAGTTCAATAATGAAGTAATTCCAATGATTAATAAATTGTTTAAGAAATCACAACATCAATACAAAGTTGACAAAATGCGGCAGCGTAAAAGTAAAGTTGCCATACTCCGAAATATTGTTATTGATTTCTACTACAATCAACACCAATAATAAAATGAATGGAAAATAATAATTCCGTTATGCACCGTACCGACAAAAAAAGACTCTATTACGAGTCGTTTTTTTTTCACATTTGTTTTAGTTTTACAATTACAAATTACAAATCACGCAGTGTCACACCAACAATAATAATAATAATAACAATAATCATCATAACATCGTCAATCTAATTTTTACAATAGTTTATTACGGGCATAGTCATACACGGCCGATGTAGTATGGTCGTACAAGAATATCAGCAGATGCATTATTGCAATTTCATATGTCATGTATCCAACATCTTGTTGCATCCACCATTTCCAAATTGCGTACATAAGATATCTATCTCTTAAAGTGTCTCTACAATAAGCACAAATATCTACAATCACCATTGCCAATTCAAGTTCAAGTTGACATTGAGGTTCAATTTCATGGTCAGGTCTAATATCAATTCCAATATGATTTCCAGAATCATCATCATCATTATCAGATTCGTATCCAAAATCTGGTTCGTGCTGAAAATCTTGGTGTTGGGGTTGCTGAAAATCCACATCTTGTTGTCCCTGATATTTACATAGAGGGCAGTTGCATGGAGCATTGCGCACATTGGTCACATTGGTCGCATTGATCGCATTAACATTGTAGAATTCCATTTTTACAAATATTGATTTGATTGATGTAGTAATTGTATTGATTTGTGTTGGGTTTGCTTGTTTGTTTGTTTCATCCATTCAGCGATGAAAAAAACAAATCAATTTTTTGTAAATATTTGAAATCCATAAAACTATTCTGAACCTGTCATATTTGCATATGGAGTATCGTCATCTGTATCATTCATATCAAATGTTTCCATATATTCTTCATCTATAGATGCATCTTTTCGTGCCGCAACATCCAAGAATCTATACATTCTTTTAATATAAATTTTACTCATTCCGTATACTTCCAATGTTTTTGTTACATTTGCTAATACATCACCATCATTACATATTGCATCACCATGAATATCTCGTAAAATATTAAAAAATAGATTCAAATCCTTTTGATCCAAATGTAATTTTTGACAAAGTGTATAAATAAAAGTCGTATTATTATATTCGGTAGAGTATTTAGTAAGAACTTTAGTAAATCTAATTTCAGGAGGAGCATGAATTCCAGGAAATGTATCGTGACACATTTTATTATTATAAAACGTCTTTAGTAGACTAGTCATCTCATTAAATTGCCAAATTTGATTTTGAAAAGTAATACGGTCCATATAATCTGAAAAACAAATATTTTTTAGAACCGAAGAATACCATTTTAATTTTTCCCATAAAGGTTGTTTATAAATAACATCGGCAACGTTTTCATGCCATAATAAAGCAACAATCGTACGGTCAGTATCATTCATAAAAATATTATGCTGGTCAATGGATACATGACGTGTAAATAATTGGCCAGTAATTGATTTAACATTATCTATAAATGCTGTATTTTGTAATAACGAAGAACAAGATTTTTCAAAAATTGCTGGATTATGATTATACATTTCATAATACATATTCATTTTACGTAAATCACCATGAATAAAAGGCACCATTTGAATCAAATATGGAATATGACTTGTTACTGATGATGATGATATAGATGATATGAATTTGGTATTGGCAATATGTAATAATAATCGTTGTATTTGTTCATCTGTTGGTCTTTTACATTCAAATGTTACACATACTTTCATAAGTTCTCTTATTTTCTTGTCCGAATGATAATTTCCAATACAAACAATTGGGTTCATGGTAACATCTTCCGTTTTTTGTTTCTTTGTCTTTTTTGGTCGTATTAATTTAATCAATGAATTAATTCCACCTTTATCACCATTATTCATACCATCAATTTCATCCATTAATATAGCCAATTTTTTGACACCACCATTCATCATTGAAACTACACTTTTATCTGACATGTTATTTTTTGTAATTGTATCAATCAATGTTTTGTTACGAACATCGCCTGTATCATATTTCACTACATTATAATTCATTTCTTTTAAAATGTGTAGAATAAGTTCAGTTTTCCCACTACCTGATGGTCCATATATATAGATTCCTTTTTTGAAAGATACATCTCTTTTATTTTGGTCAAATTCCGTGAAAAAGTTTTTAATTTGATTAACCATTGTTTCTCTTTCCAAATATTTAATGTATAATTGATTTAATTCATATTTTGCATTATTTTTATTGACACACATCTATGATTAATGGATAAAGTATTTATCTGTTTTTACCGAGCGAGCAAATTACGCGGCTTTTTTTGAGATTTTGCTTCATTGGTTCATTGTGTTTATTTATTTATCGTTGTTTTACCATATCAATCAAGTATAATACATGGAATACGTGGAATAAAAAAGATAGTAGAGAACTGTATATGAACGAAGTCAATAATATTAAAGTCGGAAAAAAAAAGGACATATTCTGGGTTTCCGACCCAAATATCCTTTTTACTGAACCTGCATTTTTCCCAACCGAGGAAATGTGTCTAGAAGAAAAGATGAATTCGGTTACACGTACTGTATTGTGTTTGACTCTTGTTGGATATATTTGTTCACAAAACACAATGTTGTTGCTTATTTGTGTAATTCTATTATTTAGTATCTTTTTCATGTACAAGTGGGAAAAACGAACAAATGAAGGATATTCTGATATAGCGAGAGCAGTCATGCCTTTTACCGGTGCCGAGTTATATCAAGAATCTACTCCCCAAAATCCATTTGGAAATGTCTTGGGTACCGATTATATTGATAATCCAGGGCGCAATCCAGCAATGTCATGTTCTACTGAACAAGAAATGGCGATTATTAATGAAAATGTCAAAACCGCGGTATCTCAAATAAATTATACGCAACCAGATATTGCCGACAAAATCTTTACCGATTTAGGGGACAAGTTTGAATTTGAGCAAAGTATGAGATGTTTCAACGCAACTGCAAATACTCAGATACCAAACGATCAACAAGCTTTTGCCGAGTTTTGTTTTGGTAGTATGATATCATGCAAGGAAGGAAATAAATTTGCATGTGCAAGGAATCTTCCCAGATACGGGGAAGGGTCATGAGATACCAATCAATATTAAACCATATGGTACCGATATTTGAATTAAACGAGAATAGAACAAAAAAATCCAGAAAAAAATGAAAAAGAAAACAAGTAAAATTCAACGTTATTTTATTTGTTTTATCTGTATATTATATTATTAGTTTATCCAGGTAAAAAATGTCTATATTTTCAACAACAGTGAATGATTATTCTTTTTATAATATGGGTCGGATTGGAAACGACACTACTGATTTCTCACAACAAACTTTGCAAAATACTGAATATGCAAATTATGCACTATCCAATTATTTCCGCGATAATGATTCAAAAGCATTCTCATTTTCCCTAAATCAACCAAATGTATTTTTTAATGGTTCAAATGGTGGAAGTAGTGTAGGTTCAAATCAAATTGATTTGGATAGCATCTTACATCTATCATCTCAACCAAGTGAAGTTTCACAATTATCAGAACGGCTTTTTGCAACAGTTCCTTATATGGGACGTGGTTCATGTGATCCTGATATTGAAACTAGATTAATGCAAGGAGATGGGTTCATGCCAAAAAAAAGTGTCAATACTGTAAGTGAAAATGAATATGTAGATTATACAAATTATCCAATGTTGGATGCTCTAAAGAATAAAGTAACCAATCCAGCATTTATGGTTGAAGAGTCGGCAATGAATGGATGGGTACGGGGTGGACAACAGTCTAGACGAAACGACTAATCCAATCAACTCAATTCAACTTTATGTTTCTTCAAACTTGCGTTTCATGACGAGTTTCATTGGTGGTGGTTTGGTAGATTTGATTTTGGTCTCAGGAGGAGGCGACCGTTGAATTAAATATTCTTGATACTTCTTTTCAAATGTATCCAATTCATCCAACCACATGGATTTTTCACTTTTAGATTGAAGTGTTTTGTAATCCAATTCCATTTGATTTTTTTCATTCAAAATGTTTTCTATATTTTCGGTAGTCACATTATCCATTGGCATTTTTGTTAAATATTTGAAATTTGACGTTTCAATTGATTCTTCAATAGTAGTACCACTAGATAATGGAATAAATGCCATTTTTGTAAGCAATTGAATGATTTCTTGCCCCGTTTTTCTTCGCAAATCAATTTCATCATTTAAAATGCATTGAATATATCTTGCCTTGTTTGTCATTCTTACCAATTTTGCTTCCATATCATTGAGAATAATAATTTTGCGTTTTTCGTATCCAGCTAATCTGACAATGAAATAATCATCAATAATATCAGTCACAGATGAATACTTTTTGAGTTTGAGTTCAGATGTAAATGCATGCATATTTGTCGTGCTTATAGTCGTAGTAAGTTTCAATAACTTTTCAATTCCATTGATATTATCACTAGTTACCAATGCTTCCAATTCAGCCAATTTTCCTTTTAGGAAAACCACTTCAATAGAAACAATTGATTCAGTTGATATATTTGTAAAATCTTTAATGAATGATGGTGGTGCCGTTTTCTTGCCATTTTTGTCAACTGATGATGATGATGGGTCAACCAATTCGTCTAAAAAGCTAATATATGACATTATACCTGTCCCAATGACTAGTTCAGTGATACAAAGTTTATCTGGACCTGTAATGCGATATTTACCTTTGATAAGAAATTTTTGGTCGCCTATGGGTGTCACTGAACCTAAAAATCCCTCGTAATATGGAATAAATGCATTGCTCGCAACCCCGTCCTCCCCAAGTAATTTTCCACGAAGATATTTGACTAAATCAATTGGATTGTATGATGGAATATTTGTACTAAATCCAGTTCCTATCCCAGCAATTGAATTTACCAAGACGAATGGAATAATTGGCAAATAATAATCAGGTTCTACTGACGAACCATCATCATCTAAATAATTCAAAACTGCATCATCCATCTCTGGAAATATAAATCTGGTTATTGGAGATAAATGAGTGTATATATATCTTTCAGAGGCTGAATCTGAACCATTATTTAAACGAGAACCAAATTGTCCTTTTGGTACTAAAAGGTTGATATTGTTACTCCCCACATAATTTTGTGCCATATTCACAATAGCACCATTCAGAGATGCTTCGCCATGCCTATACCCGCTATGTTCACTAACATAACCTGAAAACACAGCGACTTTGACTTCTTTTGTTAATTTTCGTTTAAATGCCGAGAATAGAATCTTTCGCAATGAAATCTTTAAACCATCCATTAAATTTGGAATACTTCGTTCACAATCATAAACGGAGAAATGTACCAATTCTTTGTCAATAAATTCGTCATATGTTACCATTGTAGAATCAGTATTTAATTGTCCATTTTTATCATAAGATTCTAACCAAGTCTTTCTTTCATCTGCCCGTTTTTTGTTAAAAATGCCATCAATTCTATCATCTGTTGTTGTAGTGTATTGAAAATTAACCATTTTTTTATTCGCAAAGTATTCTTTAAATTCAGTTGCGGTACTTGTCCCTAATCCTTTGAAATATTTTATCGTATATTTATCAGAATGAACGGTGACACCTTTCCAATCTTCATACTGTTTTTGAGAATAGAATGGGATTATCTGTTTCCCGTAAGTTGCTCTTAATATTGGAGTGTTCATATAAGAAATGAACCCATTTGTTTTTACCAATGAATTCCATTCAGAATGAAAGAGATTCACACATAATGCCTTTATATGTGAACCATCTAAATCTTGATCACATAATAACATAACCTTTCCATATCGGAGTTTTTTTGATATATCCAATTGTGTATATTGTTTACCATTTTCTAATCCTAAAATTCGTTTCAAATCTGTAATCTCTTTATTTTCAGATATTCTTTTTGGAGTTTCACCACGAACATTGAGTAATTTTCCTTTTAATGGATAAACTCCTATTGTATTCCTGTCATCACTAGAAAGACCTGAAATAATACCAGATTGGGCCGATAATCCTTCACATAAAATTAATATACATTCTATTGATTTATCCCCACCAGCATTATTTGCATCAATAAAATTTGCAATACCACGAACAGTTTTAGATTTCACTCCATCTGTTTTTTTTGCAGCAACACGATTTTCACGAAGTTGAGTCAATGCACATGCACGTTCCATAACACCCATTTTAGCAACTTTTTCACAAAAAGCATCAGTAACTGTGCATGTACTACCAAACTTGGAACTTTGAAGAGTCATTAAATCTTTACTTTGGCTATCAAATGTAGAATTTTCAATATCACAACGTAGAAAGAGTACTAATTGTTCCTTGATTGCATTTGTAGTAACGGTGATTTTTTTCTTTTTTTCAATAAAAGCTATTATTTTGCGTGTGATTTGACCAATAATATAATCAACATGTCTTCCACCTCGTTGCACAAAAATCCCATTTACAAATGAAACATGAGAAAATTCATTATCTTTGGATAAAGCAACTGCATATTCCCATCGTTCACCCGATTCTTCATGTACCCGACGCTCAGATTTATCCAAATATAAATCCAAATATTGTTTGAATGCTTTTATTGATAATTGAACATTATCCATGGATACTTTGACAGTTTTCGGAGTGAGCGCACATATATCATAGACACGGCGGCGGAATACAGCCGACATGTCAGGTGTCAATCCGATACGGTCAGTGACGGTTCCAAATCCAAATCGGACATAATCAGGAATGAATTCTATAGATGTATATGGTTTCGTCGTTGCACATTTTGTAATTTTTGGTGGTTCAATAATAGATAAATTGTTTCTGAATATTTGAGTATATTTAAGACCACGAACATGATCAATCGTTTCAATCTTGGCATAAGTACTAAATACAAGTGTTAATTTCGCACCAAGTCCATTAACACCAGCAACTGTGGAAGGGTTTTTTTCCTTGTCATAATTAGTTCCAGTTCTTAAATGTCCAAAAATCATTTCTGGAATCCAAATATCATGTTCTGGATGTTTTACAATTGGTATTCCAGTACCATTATTCCAAACAGTGATTTTTGATTCTGGTGGTGGTGAAAATGAAACTGTAATTTGAGTTACTGGAATTTCAGATGTTGCTACTGTACCACCAGTTTTTGATGCAGTGACGACTGCTTCTGCGCAACGTACTACATGGTCTACTGCATTTGTAACAATCTCGTCAAATATCTTTGATAACCCTAAATTTCCAACAATTTCTTTTTGAACAATTGTAGATGTTACATCATCCCATACCCATGTAGTCATTGATGTGGCTTCAATCCCACCACAATACATATGGGGGGCGCGTAATACATGTTCAATATCGGTCAGTTTTTGATATTTTGTTGATATTTCGGATTTTGATTTGGAGTTTAACGATGCCATACTTTGATTTGATTTGTGATTTGATTTGCGATTTGATTTGTGATTTGATTTGTGATTTGATTTGTGATTTGATTTGTGATTTGATTTGTGATTTGATTTGTGATTTGATTTGTGATTTGATTTGGATACAATAAATAATAAATAAACTTTATCTTATTTATTATTTAATTCAATTTTTTCATTTCCATCTCTGTATCTATCCATTATCCATTATCCATTATCCATTATCCATTATTCATTATCCATTATTTATTTAGTAATTTAGATTTTATCTACACTAGCTACACTAGCCGCTTGTGATTTGAATAAATCATCGGCAAAATATCCACTTCCACCGCGCATTTTGCGTTTACCGATTTTACCGATTCGTACTGCACCAAATTTACCTTTTTGGGTTCCGTATCCATGACGAAGTAATCGTTTTTCCTTTTTTGCAGAAAAATGCTTCTTCTTGGATACAATTCTATTAGTTTTATTATTAAAGAAAAGTAAATCCTTGGTCAATCCACCAGTCGTTTTATACGCAGTACCATGATGATACACCTGTTTTCGTGAACCTGTTAAATTCTGAAAAGTCTTGCCGTGAATATGAAATTTACGGTCGTGTGCTGAACGAGTGAAGCGTTTCATGATACATTTTGCGGATATATTTTTTTTCATGATGGTAATGGTAATTGGGCAACCAAATTTGTCGTTGATGATATTGATGATGTTGATGATAGTGGTATTGGTATTGGACGCGCTGGAACATATCCTAAAGTTCGGACTTGCATTGCATAGAGCATTTTTTGTGAAATTCTTGGGTCATTTCCACTAGTTTTTAAAAGTGCATAGGATGCACTAGTACAATTCATCATTCTTAAAGTATCAGTACCAGTAAACGTTTGAATTCTACAATTATTATTTGATAGCATTTGTTACTTTGTTTGCTGGTTTATATATTTAATAGACAACAATAATAAATTCCACCTATCTAGTGCTATCTATCTACACCATTGATTTAAAAGCTTTAATTTGGCCGACGAATCTTCAGGACATGAAGTATTTTTATCAGGATGAAAAACTAAACTCTGTTTCTTATATTTCGCACAATCTCTAGCAGGTTTCAATCCACGAGACGGGCATCCAATTGGGCCTCGTGCTTTTGTCTCTGTCCAAACAACATCACCTGGGTTCCCATTAACTGGCGATGCTTGGCGCGGTCCTTGAGATGGTGGAGGGGGTGCTTGTCGTCCTCTTGGTGCATTTTTATAAATGAACGATGCATTCGCACGTTGTTGAGCATCCAATGAAGGAATTGTATCGCGAAACACTACATTTTTAAAAGTTGCACCTTTAAATGTACTATGACTGAGATTTATAATATTGTCAAATTCACAGTCTACAAGATTAGAATTTTTAAATGATGAACCTTTCAATTGACATTTTACTAGCATTACATCTTTTAGTTCACAATTGTGAAATTTTGTATTAGCAATATTAGTATTTGCCAGTTCTACATCAGAAAACTTGCTGTTATCAAAAAGTACTGAATCTAATTGGGAAGATTGAAATCCAACATCACGCATATTTGATTGAGTCATTTTTGCTCTGGATAAATTGACTTCGTCAAAATCCTCATGTAAAAATGAAATACCATTCAACTTGGATTTATTTGCAGTTCCCGCTCTAATACGACGGATAAGTTCTGCGTCACTTAGAGGAGGTTCAGCGTGAGGTCCCTTTTTGACTTTGGGTTCACATCGTCCAGTTTTTTTATTCCTAAAAGTTCCAGTTGGACAACGGCCTTTATGTGGAGGAGAATCGGCTGCTGCGGCGGCTGGAGGAGAATCGGCGGCAGCGGCGGCGGGAGGAGGGGGGGGAGGAGCTGCGGGAGGTGGAGGTGATGATCGGGCTTTACTACCAGGCGTTTTTTCACATAATCCAGTTTTTTTATTTCGTCGTGTTCCGTTTGGACAACGCGGAGCCATTTTCTATAAAGTATATTCATATATTTTTGAGATTTTGAGTTTTTGAGTTTTTGAGTTTTTTTCTTTTGTCTATAATTTTTTTCAAATATCACAAATATCACAAATATTCTATAAATATCTATAAATCTTTTGAAAATCCTATTTCACTTCGCATATCAAGTTCTTTAAAATCTCTGTCTACTCCTGCTGCTCGTTCTAGAGGAATGACAAGAGTACTTTGATCACGAATATATTTATAATATGCAACAGCTTCATTATATAGAAATGGTACAACATATTCCAATACTCTATTATTTAGAGCTGCAACTTGTTGACTAATTGGGTCCTGATTAAATTTTGCATATTGATAATACATAGTACGCATAATAATAACTAATTGATCCGAATTTTGAGGAGGAATAGAGAAATTTTGTTCGGAAAGGTTATAAACTCCAGCACGTAAACCATTTTGCAATATTTGAATGTTACCTCCTGAAAAAAAAGCATATGATAAAAGATTATCTTCTAATCCATTATTATTTGCAGGTGCGCGATAATCTATAGCGCGATTTTGTTTAGCAACTCTTTCAAACATTGCAAATTGTATTTCTTTTGGTGGTTGTTCCATTAATGAAATCCGACCATTAGATTGTACAGGTGCCATATTTATTTTATCCACGTTATTAAAATTAGCATAGGGAAAATTAGACATTAGTAGAGAGTTGACAGTATACTTTATATGTATATACTTTATATTTACAGATAAAATGGACATGTTCTACGTTGTAATTGGCGCAGGTGCCGCTATACTTTTAATCGTTTTACTAATATGCGTTGGACTTACTCTTCAGTCATCTGTTAATGGAAATATAGCAAGCAATTCTGCAACATGCCCTGATAATTGGGGAATAGTTCAGAAACCAGATTCATCGGGTGGTTTATCTGGTATCATTACACCATTTGCATATGGATGTCAAATGCCGAGTAGCGTGCAGGGGTCGGGAAGCAAAATTTCAACATATACTAATCCTGCACCTGCTGGAGTAGCTGTCAACTTGAATTATAATTCTATGGCACACACGGTAGATTTTACAGACCCAGTATGGACTGGAACAAAAGGATTATGTCTAAAACAGAACTGGGCGAATTCTAATTCAATTAGTTGGGATGGAGTTACAAATATACGTTCACAATGTTAAATTCTCAAGATGTTGGAAATTTTTGCAATTTTTGAAATATTTGAAATATTTGGAAATCATATTGAATACAAATGGAACGGTATAAAACGTGCATACCCTATTTCTGTATTCATAACCAATCAACGAAATGAACGCGGATAATTGCCAATTAATCATCCGATCTGTACAAATCCAACCGATACGAAATATCATATTATCATTAAAAGATGTGTTAATTGATGCAACATTGACATTTACAAAGGATGGAATGAGAATTATTAATTTTGACAAATCACAAACAATATTAGTAAATGTTGTCCTACATGCAGATAAATTTGAACATTTCATGTGTAAACCTGATAAAATTATTGTATGTGCAAATACAGTTCATTTATTCAAAGTAATATCAGCAATGTCTAATGATGATACATTGACAATTTATATTGAAAATAAAGATTATGAAGATGGTATTGTATCACATTTAGGATTTCAATATGATAATGGAGATATTCGGCAATGTTCAACACAAAAACTTAGATTAATAGAACCCGATATGGAAGATTTAGAAGTTCCAAATGTCACTTATTCATCTGTTATAAATATGCCAACTGCTGATTTTCAAAAAATCATTCGTGATATGAATGGTATTTCAGACCGAATAGAGATTAAATCCGTTGGAAATGATTTAATTTTTTATTGTGAAGGTCCATTTGCCCAATGTAAAATTTATCGCTCAGAGTCAGATGGAAATATGGAATTTACGACTAAACCTAGTGACCCACATGTTGTAATTCAAGGTGAATTTTCATTGAAAAGTCTATCTCATTTTATTAAATGTACTCCATTATGTTCACATTTGGAATTATATTTGGCAAATAATCTTCCATTGATTGTACAATATGCAGCAAGTAGTCTTGGTGAAATTCGGTTATGTCTAAGTTCTCTTCCATCATCTACTTGAATTGAATTGTAGTACCAATACCGTTTTTTTTCATTTAGAATTAAGAGTCAAATGGCTTGACTAACCAATTCCGCATTTACAATCGGTACTTTTTGTAAAGGAAAAGTGTAATTTTTACATGGTTCATAATATGGATAAACAACATGTGATGCAGATTTGATATCAAATACATGATCAATTTCTTCAACATTTGGTAATATCATACTTCCCAATAAATCAAAAGGATCTGTCCTATTTACGGGTATACGTTCTAGAAAAGGGATAGGGGTTGTCATTTTAATATTTGATGATGATGGTGTATTTATAGGAATAGCTCTCCAAACCATTTGATATTGTGAAGATTTATTAGCGCCTCCTCCTCTATGAAACTTGGTACTACTACGTCGTTGCCGCGGCTGCCGCAACCGTTGACGACGACGACGTCGTGTATGGTTTTCTGAACAAAGGCCATGTTTACCCCTTGTTTTCCTGTAACATGATACCATTTATACATTTCAATTAGACTTTATTGAAATATATAGCGATAGAAATAAAAATAGAAATAAAAATAGAAATAGAAATAGAAATAGAAATAGAAATAGAAATATATGTGCATTGTGCATACCAATAAGATAGATACATTAATCATTTGAATTATTAGTGATTTGTTATCGTCGTGTGTCAAAATCATCACATATTTAATATAAATATTTAGTAAATGCAGCACTATGATTGTATATTCCTTGTAATTTCTTCATCAAATTTGGCTGCATATGCCAAAATGAAGGCTTATACACGAAGTTATTTTCAGCTTTTTCCAAATGTAAAACTTTTGTTCATTGAATGGCTTCCAAATGATCAAATGATGGAAAAGTATAGAGTCCAATATGAAAAATCACAGACAACAATGGAATTAGGTGATACTCTTTACTGTAATGGAATTGAAAAATTTGAATTAATCTATGAAAAGTCAAAACTAGCTTTACAATATATTGATGAACATTATGACTATCCATTTGTTATTCGGACTAATTTATCTACATTTTGGAATATACCAAAAGCATTGGAATTCTTGAAAACTATTCCAAACCATAACTTTGCATGTGGCCATCGTTATCTTTCTTCCGGATTCCTTGGTGGTATTTCTATCACAATGTCTCGGGATGCATCTAGGCACATTATAAACTCTGTTATGAATCATATTGAATATGATGATGTATTGATTACATATATACTTGAATTCAATAATGTTTCAGTTGAACATACATTTATTTATGAGCGGAATTGTGGATTCTGTTGTAGTAGCGACGATACTCCTGAAGCAAAATTTCTGAATGATGCCATTTACTATAGAATAAAAAATGACAACCGTGAAAGAGATTTGGATTTCTTTTCATATTTTTATATGAAACATTATGGTCTTTTACTACCCGGGCCATTTCCAATAGAGGGTATTGTATGAACAGTTAATGAAATAATCATTCAATTATTCCATCATTCAATTATTCCATCATTCCATCATTCCATCATTCCATCATTCCATCATTCAATTCTATTTATTTCTATTTATTATATTATATTTTATTTATATTATATTTTATCATTTTCATCATGTAAAATATAATCATAAGGAAGTCAATTACAAGTATAATTCAATATACGGGTATATATTATGGCTTCTATTACATTATCGTCACCAACCACTCCCGATGTTAATGGGACTCCAACTATTTCTTGGAATTTTTATGGAACTCCACTTGACATTGTACATCAATGGTCATCGGTTAGTGTCCCAGGTCTGACCAGCGGTGCTGATATAAGCGCGAATCATACAAGCAATAGCGTAAATGTATTTGGATTGGATAGTGTGAGTACTATAAATAATACTCATCATCTCAGTCATGATATTACCAACAATGGTACTCAAGTGCCATATACGATAACTAGTATAAGATTGTATAATCCAACTCATATAATATCCTCGGCATTGGGTACATCAATTGGAGAGTTTGTTTTAGAATGTAAAGCTCTTACTGACTCAAACTTAATAACTTATGTAGTCATTCCTATAGTTTCGGGTGCAAATACAGCAACTCCAATTGATAGTTTATTGACCGAACAAAAAAACCTTCCTGGATTTAATTTAATTTTGAATGCAGCATTTACTAATAATGGCACCCCACCGGTGTTTTCATATCTTACGTATTATACGATGGCTGCAAATTTAACAATACCTAGATTACCATTAAAGTGTACTACAACATGTCCAAATGCAAATGTTATTGTATTTTCTAATAATCCAATAAGCGTACATTCTACAACAGCAACTGCATCAACCCAATGGCTGAAGTCCACAAACCAGCCTACCGCTTATTATACAACAAATAATGTGAGTGGACCAGATGTCACAGATACAAATGAAATTTATATTGATTGTAAAGCAGGTGATGATGTGATTGGGGCAGTCAATCCTAATGCCCAGTATCAGTTTTCACCTCAAGATATCCGAAACATTTGCATCACATTGCTTTTCTTACTCATATGGACAGCTGGATTTTGGATTTTCAATTCTATTCTAATGACCCAACATAATCATGCTGAATCTCCAAAATCTATGCATGTATGGTGGGTTAAATCGTGGTACCTAATAAAGACTAGCGTGATATCAACAACCTACGCGATCCCAATATATTTGATGGTTTTATTCACATTGTTATTAGTTTCAATAATTTTATTTATTGTAGGATTTGCTAACCATGATGCTTCACTCGCACTCAATGGAATGTATGTACTAACTTCATTTATTGGGTCGGCATTCATGGTGACTTGCATGGGACACACCGATGTTAAAAAGAATGATGGGGGGGAAGAAATCGCTTTCTGCAATGGAACTAAAGACCATGATTAAATTTGAATATTTTGATTTATTACCAAACCAGGTGAAATTGAAAGTTGAGAAAGAGGAGGAGGACGAGAAATAAGAGGTGCATGTGCATCTATCATTGGAGGGGAAGGGGAAGAAGGTAAAGGGAAAGTAGACAAATAAGGCAAAGATGAATATGTAGAGGTGTTTTGTCCTGATTCAGATTCAAGTTGAGCAATTCTTTCATTCGCGGTTTTAATTCTTCGGACCAATTCATCAATTAATTTGCTTTGATTTTGTAATAAACTTGCACATTGTTCTAAACTTAATACTTGTGGTTCACATCCTTCTTTTTGCATAATAATTTGAGGAACTTGTTGTTGTGCTGCCATATTACGTACCATTTCAGCCCGTTCTGCTTCAATTACTTTCATTTGAATTTGAACATCAGGTTTATTTTCTGGTCTACCAGGTAAATATTTTGCTAATTTAGCATCAATTTCTTCTAAAAAGAATTTTTTAATATGTGATTCACTTGGTTTACGGATAAAATCTGTAACGGTTCGTGTACATTGTTTAAAATAAGATGGATGAATATTATCCAACATTTTTCGTTTATCAAAAGTATTGTGATCATGTGAAAATACTAAAATAGTTTTTAAAGGGTCTAATTGTACAAAAGGAACCGTATAATCATTCAAGAATTCTTTTTCTTCAGCTAGAGCAGCATTATCATTATATCTATGTTGTAAAAGGAGTTTTTTACGAAATGCAAATGTTCCAGCTGTAGCATGATTTGGTCCATAGGGTCCAGCTTGATAAATTGCAACAGGTGGATGGTTTGGTAATCCTTTATAAACAATATGAATTTCAGATGAACCAGCGGCCAAGACATCAGGATGGGCTAATAATTGTTCAACCGCATGCGAGACACGTTCAGGTGGATAATAATCATCATCATCCATATAAATTATTATTTCACTATCTGGACTACAATATTGATGCATTAAATTCCGTTTTGCTCCCAAATGCATTTTTTCTGGAAGTTCATAATATTTAATTTGTGAAATCCCGGATTTTTCAATTATATCTTTGATTTTATCACCAGGACAATCATCTACTATAATCCATTCCATCAATTCTTTTGGATAAGTTTGATTCCGAAACATTTGCAATGTATGTTCCCAAAAAGGTCGCCGACCAAATGTTGGGGTACAAATTGAAACAAAAGGTAATGATGAACCTGTTGCCGCTTTTTTCTTTAAATGACAAGGTGGCATTGATAGTATTATTCTATTATTTATTCTAATAGAATAATAAAATCTTTAATTTCTATGCTTTTTTCCGCAGTACTAATTGTCCAGTCCATCTATAAAATTTCTATGAAAGCATATAAAGCAATTTATTTTAGGATGGAGATAAACCATGTCCAGAATTGATAAGAAATAATAAATAAAACATATGCAGCAAGTAAACCAATACACATTTTTGCAATTATTGGTTTAATTCTTCCCAATACCGTTATAAATACAAGAATACTAACAATCATGTACATATTATCGCGTAATAAAACGTTTTTCAAATATCGGTCAAATACAATGAATAATATAGATAGCCATGCAACTAAAGTCGTAAATATTAAATTATCATAGATGATATGAATTGCGCGAATGATATAATACATTACACCATATTGTTCATCAGCTGCCTCTTTTACTGCATTTTCCATTCGTGTAACATGATATTGACCACTTTCATTTATATAATTTAACCATTCAATAAATGACATTTCTTCTACAAACCCAGAAATTTCTATATTATCGGTACCACCAGGTGGAACAATCATACTACCAAAGAAATTCAATGTTATTAAACAAATATATATTAAAAATTCTGTACCAAATACACTAGTAAACATTATCAAGATGATCCACAAATTTAATAAAAGCATGACAACTACTGCCAAGATTTTACTAATGTCACCAAGTGTCTGATATTTATCCCCCCATCCAGTTCCAGGGCTATCATCGGGACTTTTTATTGGAAAAAATGAACGCATGTACATACCTATAAAACATAATAATAATACTGCACCAATTGTATTCAATTGTCCATTTAAAACAGCCCCAATGAGTCCTGAATAATTCTCTATAACTAGAATGTTTACAAATACAACTATACAAAATAATAAAACAAACCAAATTTTTTTGTCCAAATGTTTAGTCTGTTCACTTAATGCTTCACGAACTACTCCGACTGCATCCGCAAATCCCATAACAAAACGAAGTATTTGTGAAACCTCTACAATATGCAATAATTGGGATACTATTCCATCAAGTTCGGGTATAGGAACACTATGATCTGGTATACCTGAACCCGGAATACTTGAACCACTGGAACCCTCTTTTGTTACGCCCTTGGTGATAAAGTCTCCAGCCACATCCCTATTTTGGATCACACCTTGAACTACAATTTTGTCGGAGAGCTGTTGCGCAGTCGGCCCACCACCTCCCTTGTACGAAGCGAATAGTTGATTATGTTCTTGTTCACCAACTCTAAATAAAAGCCATGCCCAATTATAAACAGCAAGTGATGAAAATCCAAGAACAAGTGTTCTTAATAAATATTTTTTGACCAAGTTACTGTCATCTAATATATCGGTACTCAATGGTGGAATACATTGCGGTTGAATTGTTGTCGGGGGTGCGGTGGAAATGCTACCAGAAATTTTTGCCGAGTTTGAATTTGCACGTGATTGTAATGATGTTGATTGTGCAATTTGTGCACTTGTTGGAGGAGCATTCAAATCCATAATACCACTAGATGCACTGAGTAAGGATGTTGTACCAGATGGATTGAATAATAAAGAAGTCCCAGATGCATTCACAAATGTACCAGCAGATGCATCTTTGGGTTTAGATGACGTTGGGTTCAAATATCCATTTTCTTGAATATTAACATAATCTTTGGCATTTTGAATTTTATTTTCAACCTTGTTGATATCGTGATGTACAATACCAGACATCCAATCCAACATTAAATTTGGAACCGAATATTGTGAATAGAAATTGACCCAATTCTCAACCGTGGCATTATCAGTCAATGCTGCTGGATTCAAAAAAAAAACGGTATCAATTACGGAAGTGAAAACGACTGAACCCCATTTTGAAAATAAAGTTGTAGAAGTTTTCATTTGAGCAGTTGATTGTGAAATAGTTCCAAAATTTTCACGAGGCAAAGAAATAATTGGAGGAGATGTTGCGGATACCCTTTGACCATATTTATCATTGTAAATGGTATCAAATAGTTCAACATTTTTATAATTAAGATAAAACGATGTAGCAGGATTTCGTCGTTGTTTTTTTTCAGTACAATCTCTCCACGTACATTCGGATGAGGACATTCTGAATAGATTTATTTATTATATTATAGAATGAGATTGAGAATGTTTGTTTGTATTACATCTTCTTTTTATTTTATTTATTCAAAAAAATAAAAATGACACAAGGCCCCACCCCACCATTTATTCATCTTGAATATAACATTCCAGCATTACCGTTTTGGAAATATAAAACATTGTAACGTTCTTCAAATACTTTCATATTATAAGTATATTCATATAATCTCCAATTTTGTTTATTAACACCAATAAAGTTACCAACTGAATCACATGCCAAATTAAATTGTGATGCTGTGACATCTAATTGTGGTACAATGGTAGTAACTTCTAATTCTATTGTACGGAATTTGCTCATATTCAATGCACCAGATGGTTGATTATCTGATTGTCCTGTATTTAAACCAAAATTATAACAATATAATCCATCTGGTGCATTTCCTGATGTTCTAGTATACTTTTCAATATAATCATAAACACCACGTTCCATTGTATTTTCACGATATTCACCATCTAAAACAATTCCCATAGTAAGTAAAATATCTTTTGAATTAGCAATATTAAAATCACCACTAATAAAAATATTGGTAGAATTACCACTTGGGTCATACATGGGTCCAGTAGATAATGCATTTCCGCTTTTAAAATCCGTATAAATAAAAGAAAATACAGTATCACTAGTAGGTGGTGCAAATAAAACATCATAGGGTATATTTGAATAAGGCCAATTTGAATAATTAGACCATTCATTTCTAAGATTGACATCATTTCGTTGAAAATAAATCATCCAATTACTAACCATTCCATTACTTCCCAAACCAACTCTTTTAGATTCTACAACATTTTGATAATTATATTCAGTTACATCTTTTACTAAATATGTTTGAGGTTGAGAAGCAAAAACACGTGCTTCATCATCAGAAAGAAAACAATATGTTGCTAATAGGTGAATATCTGCATTCCAAGCACCAAGAGGTTGAGTATAATCTGTTAATAAAATTTGTTCACTAGGTGGTGTTTCTAAAAATCTTGTAAATTGAAATTGGGAAAGATTAAAATCAGGAGCAACATATGGATACTGATTAGTAGGGTCAAATACATCACGAATTCGGAATAATTGACTTATTGGTCGTAATGTAACTGAAATATAAATTTCATTGTATTGTAAAGCAACCAATGGAAGTGCCATTTTACTATTTAATGTGAACCATGTATTTATTGGGATATATATATTTCTTCCACGAATAGACGGTTCAGCACCGACTGATGCTGATGATTTGGAAAAGTATGTTGATGGATATGCATTTGATCTAGTTGGAACTGCTGCTGGATTATTAAGTTCAGGTGTATTTCCTGACATTCTATAAAATAAATCTTTTTTATCACGAGTAAAATCTCTTTCTACCATATTACGTATGTATTCACCAGAATGTTTAGCTAGCGTGAAATTTCCACATGTAATTTCAATTTCACTAATTAAATTTGTACCCAAATCTTTAATCCATTGAAATTCATAAGGCGCCCATTTAAATCCTGTATCTGATGTTGGTGGATATATTGGTGACCAAATATCTGGAAGTGACATAACAAGATATGTATCCATTAATAAATCAGCATTTCGTGGAACTTTGAATCGGAATGTTGATGATTCATTAAGACGCAAATCACGAAGACCATCATAATCAATACGAAATTTTTGAAGTCCAAAATTGGTATGTTTTGCATATGTTACTTTGAAAAAAGTTTTTGTCGGATTTCCCATTAAAAAACAATTTCCATTTCCTTGTGCGACGAGGTTTAATAAACCACCGGCCATATTATACTTTACTTACAATGTAAAAGGATTCTTTTAAATTGTATTCACACGAAACAATAAACAGGTTCTCTTTTTTTTACTTTTCTTGAAATTATATGATACGACAATTAATTTCTTTGTCGTATAATGTATAGTCAATTATAATTTAATTTACAAATTGGTTTGATATATGAAAATATTAAAATCAATCTTTATTATTATCATTTTTGGTATATTGAGTTATGTTCTTAATAGACTTGTCCAGAAACGGGATGCTCTACGACAACAAGAACCATTACATGTAAAAGAAAATATGACAAGTCTATTTTCGTCATCGTCATCATCATCATCATCACCAGATGCGGCGGCAGCGGCAGTGGCGACGCCTGACCTACGTAGTCATCTAAGTAATTATGTCATCAAATCGTCGTTTAATTCATGTTTATCATATTCATATACTACTGGATGGCAAGTTTCAACATCAACATTGGAGAATGTATTAATTCGTGGCTATAGAATGATAGATTTAGAACTTATTTGTAATAAAGTCAAATCAAATATTATTGTTTATGTTACTGCAAACAATAAACCAGGTGATACATCAAATCAAAGTTCAGTAAATACTATTTTATTTACGGATGTCATAGATTCAATAATAAAAATTGGTTTAACCAATACATCAAATAGTGCAGTAAATTGGAATGAACCATTATTTATTAATTTACGAATTACTCATCCAAAGAATGGAATTACTACGGATCAGGTGTATACTGCAATTGAGAGTGCTATGAATACCCCCACTCCAAAAAACTCGTTCAAATTAACAACATTTATTTCAACTTTAGCAAATACTGATATTAAATCAAAATCATTAATGAAATTATCTGTTACTAAACAATGTTATTTAATTATTGACCATACAACACTTGATTCTACTTATACAAGTAGTACTTTGAGTAAAATGCACGGTTTATCTACAGGATTCAATTTTGCAGGTGATGTGATATTATATGGATATGATACATTATTAAATACAAATCCAACTCCAGCTACTGACCCTTCATCAATTGTTCAAACTATAACACCATCTCATCCACCCGTGGTAAATTCAGATTACATTACAATTTCAAGTAGTAAATTGTATATGAGTATTCCAAATACACCTGATTCAGGATATACTATTTTTAATAATATTACACCCTATTGGCCATCTGTCCTTCAAAATTTTGGAGTTCAATTTATGACAGTAAATGCATCAGCCAATGACGCAACTTTAATACAATATGAAGCATTATTCCCAAATAATACAGGATATGTTCGTATGACAACTGCATTGGCAGCAGCTAGACTATTAGTACCAAATGCAAGTTTATCTGGACTTGTACATGGTGTCATTACTATTGGATGGTTTATACTCTATGTACTTTTAGGTGTAGGTGTTGCATTTGGTCTTGGCATACTTGGTTGGATACTTTATATACGGTTTTTGGCGAAATCTTCATCATCATCATTATCGGAATTCAATCCTACTGATATGATGCGTTCCATGATTACTGAAATAATTTCATTTTTGGAAACTTTTATAACAAAAAATAAATAATAATAATAATAATAATAATAACAATATAAAGTAGAGTAGAGTACATAAAAAGGTGTATATAATAAAAATACAAAAATCACGAAAATGCCACCAAAGCCACCAAAACCACCAAAAACATCATCATTATCAAAATCTAGTTCATCCCGTGGTAGTGTTTGTTCAGCCAAATTATCATTCCAAGAATGTGAAATGGCTATTTTACGCGCAGCAATTGATCATTCAACAGAAGAACAACAAAATAGTCAAAGAAATACGAATGGCCCAGAAATTGAAGCAATGATAGAGATTGTAGAATCATTTTTAGCTAAAAAACAAACAATCTGTTATGGTGGAACAGCAATTAATAACATTCTCCCAAGAGAAGTTCAATTTTATAATCGTAGTATTGATATTCCAGATTATGATTTTTATTCATCAAATGCAATGGATGATGCCAAAGAATTAGCAGACGTGTTTTATCAAAAAGGTTATCGTGATGTAGAAGCTAAAACAGGTGTACATCATGGAACATATAAAGTATTTGTAAATTTCATTCCAATTGCAGATATTACATATTTGGATTCAATTATATTTCAACAATTATTAAAACAAAGTCTGAAAATTGCTGGGATTTTTTATGCATCACCTAATTGGTTACGTATGGGAATGTATTTGGAACTTTGTCGTCCAAATGGTGATATATCACGATGGGAAAAAGTATTGACACGACTTACATTATTGAATAAATATTATCCATTACAGCAAGAAACTACGTCAAATCAAGTCAAATGCATAAATCAAACTTTTCAACGACAAATTGAAGGTTATTCAACAAATGTTGCGTCAAAAATTCATGATATTGTTAGAATGACATTGATTAATCAAAATGTCGTTTTTTTTGGAGGATATGCAATGAATATTTATGCATCATATATGCCAAAAACCGAGGCCAAATTATTCAAGAAAATTGCTGATTTTGATGTATTGGCTGAAAATATTGACAAAACTGCAATGATTGTAGTAGAACAATTACAACAAGCAGGATTTCATAATGGCCATTCTATAAAACACGAAGGAATTGGAGAAATTCTTCCAGAACATGTTGAAATTCGTGTTGGTAAAGAAATTGTTGCATTTATTTACGGTCCAACTGAATGTGTCAATTATAATCAAGTAATAATTGAAGGGGTAAATATACGTATCGCAACTATAGATACAATATTACGATATTATTTAGCATTTATATATACAGGGCGACAATACTATGATACAAATCGGCTTCTATGTATGAGTCAATTTTTATTTGATGTTCAACAAAAAAATCGTTTAGAACAAAAGGGAGTACTTGAACGATTTGGATCTTCATGTATCGGGAAACAAGCGACAATAGAAGATATCAGAGCAGAAAAGGCCGAATTATTCAAGAAATTAAGCAAAGATAGAAATACACTTGAATATCAAGAATGGTTTATGAAATATATACCAGAGGAAAAATCACAAATAAAGGCGCCCCGAAAACCACGAAAACTCCCAAAACCCAAACCCAAATCTAAACGACGACACCAACGACACTTGAAAATGAAATCTCAAAAAGCAAGGCAAGCGCGAGGAAAACGAACATATAGAACAACACGAAAAATAAAAAGTGTTTATTACTATTAATTGTTGAATTCAATTCGTATTTGTTTATTTATTTATTTATTTATTTGAACGACAACATTATACATTGCTAATAATCCGCAGGCCGCCAATGAACCAAAAAACATTTTAAAATATATCATTTCATCCATACGACGTTTTAATGTATACATTTGTTCTATTCTCTGACGTGATGTATTATGAAAAACTTCATGGTTTTCATGTAATGTAGACATTTGCCAAAATTTATAAGTAAAAATAGGAAATCTGTAACAATACGTATTTCCAAGAGAATATATATAATGATCAGCTTCTGGATATTTTTGTAAAGTTAATTCCAATGTTTTCATTCTATTCATCAATATGTTTGCCGTACTTTGCCGTAATAGATATGCTCCAGTTGAATAACGTTCATGTCCTCCTCCCGAACTCCCCGGTCCTGCCACTCCCTCCATATTTGTTTTCTTGTTTTCATAAAGAATCGTTGGAATGGATTGTGAAATATAACAAAGTTGTAATATTTCCCAATCATCAGGTGCATTATCAATTATAGAAGACAAATAATCATGACCATTTGATGTTAAACTTTCCCAATATTGGAAATAATCCATTGTCATGTCGTCTTCTAATATTAATCCAAATCCAAAAGTATTTGTTGATTTTGAAAGTGTTTCTATGGCCTTTATATGTGAACGAGTACATGCCATTATTTTTCCTTCTTCACATTGTTCACCATCCACTCCTATAATCCGTTCTATATGATTACATTTTTTAAAAAATGAATGTGATAATGTATTATTTTCCATTCTAATTCGGCGTTTTTCAGATTTCTCCATATTAATCCAATAAACTGATATATTATTATCATTATTATTACTCGTTAAGTCCATTAAATTCATTATGAATAACATTTATTCATAATTCCATTTTAAGTTCATTTATTCAGGTACAATGCAGTCAATCACCAGATAAGAAGATATACACCCTTGAACATTTAAATCCGGACAACTTATGAGTGATTTTCTCATTTTATTATAGTAGAATATGACGCATAAAACACCGGACTACAAAACTTCTGTAGTTCAATACTATTTGAGAAATAATCAAAGTATGAAAAAAGTATGTAAGGTATTTGATTGTAATAAAAGCACACTAAATGACTGGGTTCATAAATATAAAAACAACCATAAAAACCTCACAAGAAAAAAAAGACCGGCAATTTCATACAAAATCAAGAAATACCAAGTTAAAACCGCATTGAATATATTGGATAAGAATGAACAATATACAATGAATGAATTGTCAATGTTACTGAAAGAAAAACACAAAGAATTTGATGTTTCACCTCAACATTTAGGTAGAATTATGCGTAACCATAACCGAACTCGTAAGCGAACCCGCCACGAACATTTCGTTATTCTCAAGACCAACGACGCAAAGAAACTAAAAGCAAGAAATTTTCTAAATTAATTTTGGAATTTCGTCGCACCATCATCAATGACCGAACTGTGATAGAATATGAAACAGAATTATCCAATTATAATAAAAAATCATTGAATATAGACGAATTCAAATCATATATCAAAAAGAAGAACGAAATCAATCATATATTGTTTGATTTTTATGAGAAATATTTGTTCAGAAAACTTAAATTGAATGGATACCTGAATACCAAGCGAAGCGAACAACGAATGATACTGAATTTTCAAAAGAAATTTGGAACACCGGAAAATGTCATCATTGCCTTTGGGGACTGGGAACAACGCCAACAAATGAAATACAAAGAACCGACCAAAGGAAAAGGAATGCGTAGTTTGTTTCGGAAATGTGGTTATAATACCTATTTAGTAGATGAATTTCGTAGCAGTTGTAAGTGTTCGCAATGTAATGGAGGCGAATGTAAGAATTTTTTAATGGTGGAAAATCCAAACCCAAAACCATACAGAAACAATCAACAAATGTGCTGGGGCCTTTTAAGGTGTAAATCCTGTAATGGCTTTTGGAACAGAGATTGTAATGGAGCAAAAAACATCTACAAAATAGCAGAAAATGCGGTAAAAACAATCGCACGACCTGCTTATTTATGTAGAGGAACTTTTCAAGCCATTTTCAAGAGTGGCTATAATCAAAATTTACACGGGAATGAAAAGACCCGACCTTGAAAAACTAAATTTGAAACAACATAAAGTTGTCCGGATTTAAATGTTCAAGGGTGTAAATAAAGTTGTATAATAGTATACAATAGGAATGAATGAAATGGTAATCCCAATGGACCAATACTCGGCAACATTGGGAAATCTGGGCGACAAATTGAAAGAGTATGGATTTGCAATTCTACCATGTTTATTAGACCCTGATGAAATTGCGGAATTTCAATGTAGTATGTGGGATTATTTGGAACATTTGACACAATTGTGGAATCGGCCAATAAATAGAACAGATAAATTAAGTTGGAAATTAATAAATAAATTAAATTTTGGTGAAATTATTTTTGGATTTTGGAATTCTGGACATTGTCAGATGGCATGGAATATACGTCAAAATCCAAAAGTAATTAATGTATTTGCCCATTTATTTAATTGTCACATTGAAGACATGTTGTGTAGTTTTGATGCAGCAAGTATAATATTACCTCCAGAAGTAAAAGGTGGATTTTGGCGTGAAGAATCATCATCATTATGGCATACAGATCAATCACATTTAAATAATAATCTTGTGGGGTATCAAAGTTGGGTAACAGCATTTGATGTAAATGAAGGCGATGCGACATTGGCTGTCCTCAAATCTAGTCATAGATATCGTAATGAATTTTTAGATGCATTTCCAGACACAAATCTAACAAGGAAATTTTATGCCTTAAATAGCGATGAATTAGAGTTTTACAAATCTTCACAAGGATGTACTGAAATACTTGTAACATGTCCTGCTGGCAGTATGGTTATTTGGGATAGCCGGACAATCCATTATGGAATTGAACCATCAATTGAACGAATTTATAGAAATATTAGATGTGTCTCATATGTGTCCTATTGTAATCGGGCTGAATGTGGTGGTGGTGGTGGTGGTGGTGGTGTATATAATGAAGATGGAAATGATGACTATAATGCAATTATGAAAACACGACAAGATGGATTTGCAAATTTAGAAACATCAAATCATGATCCGATTAAAATGACATTTAAACCAACACAACCACATGAAAATGCATTTGAAGATTTGGATATCACACCTATTACAGAACCTCAATTAACATTATTGGGAAAATGTTTGATTGGTCATCGTATTGCTCGTTAAGCGTGTCGCCATTCTCTTTATCCATGTTATTTAATTGAAGTTTAATACTCAAATTCAATTAAATTAAATCCAATCCAATCCAATTCAATACATTTGTTACGTCAAATCACCTTGTATAATCCAAAAACAATACCACCAAAAATACTTGCTTTAATTGCCATTCCAAGATTACCCAGATTACCATCAGGTAATAATAATGATGGAAACATTCTTGAAAATAATGCACGAAATACTGGCATATTGAATATAAAATATAATAATCCACATAATAATGAAACTATGTATTCCATGTTAAGTGACGAATCGGATGATGATGAGGGTAAAGAAAATTTGACATGACGTCCATCATTTGCATTTTTACGGCGACTTTCAATATGTTCACGTACATAATCAGTATTATTGGGCGATGGTGGTGGTGGTGGAATATAATTTGGAATTATATGATTATCATTTTGAATTTCAGTTGTACTCAATCCCATATCTTTTGATGGAAATTGACCGAGCATTGTATTTTTGGCGGTTTGTAAAGAATTAATAATATCATTCATTATATCAGTATTTACAAGTTGATCTTTTCCATTGCCATTACTGGGATGATTTGAAAGACCATGAACTGGAGGATTTGCAATGGCTCCTCCCAATTTATTTGGCAATTCAAAAATACTTGTTGTCTCGTCCATATGATTCTACTCCCAATTTATTGAGTTGCTAGTCTACGCAAATGGATTCCACGACGATGAAGAAGACGACGATTTTGGTGCAACTGGAGGAATTGCGGCAGGATCCATAAGTATAGGTGCAGCCATTAAAGATGGTGTTATCATTGTCAATTGTTTCTTTTCATCACTACATTTTGATGGGATTGCAGTATATTTGAAACATTCATCACCATATTGAAATGTTTTACCTTCCACTTCTTTAACAACAGAACCTTTAAATACAATACAATTTTTATCATGACATGTCCGTCTGAATAAAGTTGCAATACCTAGACCTAAAACAATGGAAATGAATATCTTTCCTTCAGGTGTCGTTAAAAGACGTTTTAAACTATTGCCAAACATACGAGTACCTGTATACAGTTACTCGTGATTATGTTGACGAAATAGACATTTTTGTTTAATTATTCCTGGAATATCAGAAATAATGTCTACATCTTGTTGACTACAGTCTGTCATCCATATTTTGACAATACAGAAATTCTTTTTTGGTGATATTGTAATTCCAGTCACATTTTTTGAAATTTCATGATTTTTTACCAATGTTTCACCTAATAATGATAAAAAAAGAATTTTCCAAACATCACCAACCGTTTTATTCAAGATTTTAAATGAAAAACTACCGCCTGATTTATTTTGTGGATCTTCCCATGTCGGTTTTATTCCACTTCTCATAACAAATAACATTGTAGTACGCAACATTGCACTTGGAATTGTATCATTTAAAGCCATGCATTCTTCTACATTATGAATACCAGAAAATATTACTTTGTAACTGGATAATGCCCAATCGGTATTTTGCGGTAAATGACAGTACATATCCCAAGAACACTCCAATGGATGACGATTTATTGGAGGAGTTGTTGGAAATGTTGAAGACGTTGGTGACGAAATGATGACATTGGAGGTTGGTAAAGTAATATTTTCTTTATCGGTAGTAGAGGTAGCATCATTTTTTTTGGTAGTATTATCAAAAAGAATTTCATCATTGTCAATAGGGGTGGAAATAATTTCCGGCATCATCATCATCATCATCGTCTTTTTGATGAATATGTGAATGACCCCTATTTATGTATCTTACTATGATTTTTCTTTTATATTTGTATAATTTGTACGATGAGCGAATCTATTCCACATAACTTCAATATATTCATTTGGTCCTAAAGTATGACTATTCATTTCAGCATCTAAATAAACTATCCGATAACTCAAAATATCAAGAAATGCAGTTGATTCATGACCTATTAAATGCAACATTTTACGAATAAATGGTACTGTAAATAATTCATTACCTACTACCATATATTCAACGGGTACAGACAAAAAAATACAACTATACACACCACGCCATGGATAAAGTTCTACATCTAATATTTGTACTTTTTTGTTTGGTAATTTTATTAAAGGGAATGGAATTTCACCGCTACATTTGACAATCGTTTTCTGTGTATGATCCGCCATAATCTGATGATACATAATCATACAATCTGTAATAGCTAATTTCGTACTTTGACCATCACTTGTTCCTAAAATAACGCGTGTACTGGCACGGTCACAGTCACAGTCACAATCACAATCGCAATCACAATCACAATCGCTATCAGACTTGATGTGTTGTTCTCTACATATATATTGATAATGTACGCTTTTGCCATTTTTATTTACAATTTCATAACCTGACATATTTGTTGGGGTCCATGTAAACTTTTTACAGAAATTATTCAATTCATATTGTATTCTTCCATACACCAAAACGATTGGCCACATGCAATTGATTACTTTATCCCACATAATATCAAAGATATGCTGTATATTCTATAATTCTTATACATCCTTTACGTCTTTTTCTTTGTGACAATTGTTTTTTTCTTGTTCATTACCGATTGCCCATTACAAAAGTTTCCAACGACATCGCCCATTTCACCATCTGAGGTGATTGCATAAATAGGCCCGTCTAATTCGTCGGTTGTATAATACGTTTTCCCGCCGATTTCAACTTCCAGTACCGATACTTCTTCTTCTTCGGCTTCTTCTTCGGCTTCTTCTTCGGCTTCTTCTTCGGCTTCTTCTTCGGCTTCTTCTTCAGCTTCTTCTTCCGCTTCGGCTTCCGCTTCGGCTTCCGCTTCTTCAACGCTTTCTTCTGGAATCTTTTGCTCCTCTACTTCTTCTACTTCATCTTCTCCAACGTCTTCTTCTGTAACGTCTTCTGATCCAACGTCTTCTGAACCGACGTCTTCTGATCCAACGTCTTCTTCTGCAACGTCTTCTTCTTCTGCAACGTCTTCTCCTGCAACGTCTTGGTCTTCCTCTGAAACATCTTCTTCCTGTTCTTGAACTACGTCTTCTTCCTCTTTCTCTGATTCAACTTGGTCAACTTTGGAATTATCCTCTTCTTTATCAAGTTCAACTTCAACTTCTACGTCGTCCACCACTTGTTTTTGTTGTTTTGCGGCGAGTACAAGAACATCAACATCAATCTCTTTTTTAGTATTCGGTTTGTAAGTAGAATCATCAACAGCACCCCCAGAATTCCCAGAATTCCCATTATTCTTCTTTCGTACAGTTACATTGTCTGATGTAATATGAACCATATGAGTCAGATTATACATGACATCAATATGTTTTGTCAACTTTTCAACAGTCTCACGCAAAACTGCATTTTCTTGTTCTAATCGTTTGACAATGGGTAAACCTTTTAATAGTTCATATGTTTCAGCATACAATTTGTAATTATCGTACGTATTTTCAATATATCTATTCATTTCAGTCTCAATGCCTTGAATAATATGTCTGGAAAATGATGATGATGATGATGATGATGAAGAGGATAATGATGCCATTTGATTTATTTTAATGTATGCGGATTATTGATTTGTGAAAAGATTATTCAAGTTGGAGTAAAAGAACTATTTATCTTCTTTTTTACTTTAAACTTGTTGAATCTGCTTTTGGATAGATAAATTATATCTAGCCAAATCTTTAATTCAATTTTTTGAAAAAATTGGAAACACATAAATGTCGGATAAAATGGATATTTATTTTCGTTTCAATAAAACATTACAATCGTCAAATACCAATCCAATTTCCATTTTTGGGGATTAAATCATCAGTTATACCTTGGAATGCTTTTCCAAACCATTTCATTGGATAATAGACATTTTTGGATACAGATGGATTTAACCATGCACCCCACCAACTAAAACTACTATTGGCAATTATATGATGGTCACAACAACTCATAATCACCATTTGTTTCCAATCCGAGATATTATCATCTACCTTGATCCATTTTATATTTGGATAAGATTTGCCCAGTATGGTGATTATTTCATTGACATGTAAATTACTTTCTTCTTCACAAAAAAAAAATATAGTAGAAGGTTCACATCCTAGCACCGAACAAAGGAGATTTAATGCAGTTGAATAATATTCCGTTGTCATTATCGGATGATAATCAGGCGTTTTCAAATAATCACCGAGACGAAAATGGATACTTGTGATATTATTTTCAGGCGATGAAGATGCAGGAGGAAAAAACTCGGACTTTATTTCCAATTGAATTCTATCAAAATCAATCATTTTTAATATTTCCGACCGATATTCTAAAAAATATTCTTCAGTTTGAAAATATCCCGATAAAATAATCGTGGTAAATTTGTTGAGTTTGAGAGGCGGAAGAGGTGCTGGTATTTGTTTATAATGAAACCACGGTTCATAATAAGTCATGATTTCATTCGTTTCTTGGATTGGTAATAGATGTGATTCAAGACCACTTAAGAATGTTTTCCAATATGTTGGTCGGTGTCGTCCGGTAGTCAATACTTTATCTGGTTTAAAATGAAAGTTGATATTATTTCGTTTCGCGTATGCAATGGTAGTAAATATTTGAAATAATTGGTTACCCAATCCACCAACCAGATTACAAGTTGTATCTGTTTGAGTTTCCACAACAACCACTGGCATTACCTCTTTACGTATCTATTTATTTGATTTATACACCCTTGAACATTTTAAATGGAACAACTTTATCTTGTTTTTTATCATATTATTTTATGATATGAAACAAAAAGGATTAGAGTATCAAAATTTACACGGGTATGAAAAGACCCAACCTTGAACCTCTTTTTTTGGAATTTTGTTCCATTTAAAATGTTCAAGGGTGTAAATAGAATCTCTTTCTCTTTATATTTAGATTATTGTTTTGGCGTTTTGGCATGTAAATAAAGTAAAAACTAAAATTGTATAAATAACCATATTATATAGAAGATACAAGATGATGATGCGTTCACGTGAACTGCCAAGTCCAACCGAATATTCAATCCCGGCTGCACGACTTTTTCAGAAACCATATCCTATTCACAAATTATTCCAGATGTTGCATAAAATATGTCGTTCAGATATCCATGTATGTAAATGTTCACCATTTCATCGTATAAAAGAATGGAAACGATTTCATTTAAATATTCCAGAATCAGAAGCAATTGTAACAAAATTAGATGATTATTTTTTATTTGATTGTTATTCTTTCAAGAAACTTAAATATCATGATTTATTGGTATCATTTATACAAGAAATTCACGATGAATATTATTATCCATCCAAACGACATTTTGCAGAAGAAGATATTACATATGAACGATTTATTGTCATTTTAATCCACATTCTCAAATCGTTGAATATAGAATATCATCGTTCAATGGTTTTATCATCTTCAATGCCAATTGTATATCATATCAATATTTCTTCTTTATACAGGAATTTATCAAATAGTGGTATGAACAATGGCACGAATCATACCAAAGGTGGAGATGAAGATGGAGCTGGTGATAAGGATGGTGACGAAACGTAGCGTAAATTTGTTCTGTCAATTGGATTTGGATTTGGATTTGGATAATGAATCTATAATTCCACTCGTAAAAAATGCCAATTCCATTTGGTCTTCATGTAAAACATTAAAAAACGTGATATATTTGCAAATATAAGGAATAAAATGATATTTAGTTTCTTCATTCATCATGGAAGAATCAATATTTTTAATAAATATAAAAAAACTATCCATAATATCAATAACTGAATATCCTTGGTCAAAAATCCCATAAATGATTGCGATTGCGTGGTTCAAGTTTCCATTACATACTGCTTCAATATATTCATAAAATGTTTGCGGTGAAATATCAGTACAAATCTTTTCACAAAAAACTAAACTACACCGTGAACCACTCGTCCCTAGAATAATGTTTATTTTTTCCAAATAATTAATTAATGGTCGGGCTGACACATTTGATAAATTCAAAACAAATTCACGTGCCGCAGGTTCTAATGATAGATTTTCTTGCTTACATATTTTAATCATTAAATCTTGTAAATGACAACGATGTAATTGTGGTAGACGAATAAATTGTAATCGTGATTGTATACTTTCAATGACTTTTTGTAAACTACTACAAGTTGCTATAATATGAACATTATGACCATATTTATCAATATAATTACGAAATACTTGTTGACTTTGTTCATTTATAGCATCAATATCATCAATTACAACAATTTTCTTTTTCCCATGGATATTACTATAAGATTGACAAAATATCTTCATTTCATTACGATAATAATTGATACCTTGTTCTTTCAAATTATTAATAAACAAAATATTATCCGGAAAAGATTGTTTTTCAGAAAGACCATAATATTCACGTAAAAATGCATATAAAAATGTTGTTTTACATGAATCAGTATTTCCAATGAATAACATGTGTATACGTGGCATTGTCAATATGGATGATATAATAGATTTAAAGGTATCATCAAAATGGAAATCTTTTACGAAATGCGGCTTATATTTGGTTATAAATGTTTGAGCAATATCTTGAGGGCGGGCTGAGGTTTGTGAGGGCTGTGAGTGTTTCGGATCTGACATTTATCGGGTTCAATCTCAATTATATTGTATCTATTATTATTCTTTCTAGGTTCTATCTTATGACTATTACGACTCTTATGATAATCGTCTACTGACATTGTGTTTTTTAGTCTTTTTTATGCTTTTTATGCGTTTTATCTTACATCTGCGTGTTTTACCGCCGCCTTTTCGGCAGAGGCGACCCCCCCCACGCCCCGCGCCCCCCGTGTCGCCTTTTTGTTGAGAATAATTTTGCAAGATAGATTTGTATTCTTTTATCGCATCTTCAATGAATATTCTATCAATTAAATCGGGTGTAGACATTTTAGTAAACAGGGCTAGAAATGCATCAATAATCTTAATATCATCTTTTTCACTATTTAGTCTCATATCCAAACCATTAAAAACGCATTTCAACGCCATTCCTAATCCATAACTATCAAATGTTTTAATCAATTTACTTAGAAATTCATCATATGTCAAGGCACTATTGGCCATTTTTAGATTAAAATTGTGCATAATTGATATTATTGCTGAATCACATTTTGTCCCAGGTGGACTAATTTCTTTACAATATGTGGAAAATGCTGATGAAAATCCTTTACGTTGACGAGAATCAAGTGTTGAATATGGATCAGGTAATTTAAATTTATCAAAATTTCCTTGTAATGCAAAATAAGCTTCCATTGGACATGCAAAATAAAAATCGGAAAACATATTATATTTATTTGTTCTGCATCCTTGTTCCAATTGTTTAGATGTGGTCATTAATCCAAAATCAATGAATTTCGCCTGAAATGTATTTTGATTATAAACTAAATTATCTGATTTAATATCCCGATGAATATAGCCTTTCGTAAGGAATGATTCTACTCCTTGTAGTAAATTCAAAACTGCTTCCAAAAATGGTTTATTCAAGATTTTTCCTGCACCAGATTGTCTATATTTGCGTAATGTCATTCCACCATCATCCATCACTAAAAGACTATATTTTGCCAAGTTTTTCTGGATTACTTTAGAATTCCTGCATCGTTTTATACCTGCCATTGTTTCTTGTGATAAATCAGGTTCACATTTCACTGGCATATTAAGATGAAACTGTTTTTGTTGATCAATTTCATCTACAATTTTCAAATTATCCAATTCTTTGATGGCATCTTTGGTTAATAATAGTTTAGATACTTTGCCATTGTACGATGATAATGATGATAATGATTGATTTATTGATTCGTTTTTATCGCATTTCAATGATGGTTTATGTACACATCCATATCCACCTTCGCCAATAACCAAGGATTGTTGTTGGTCGGGTTCCGTGAGATTTGGTGAGTTTAAACCCATGGGTAGATAAGAAGATAAGAGATATATATACAATATAGCAATATTAAACGGTCTATTTGTAATAAACAACTAAACAAATAGACAAATAAACAAATACACAAATAAACGAATAAACAAATACATTTATAACTTGTAATGGCTTCTCCATATTCTATTCTGGGCGTTTCTAATGACGCATCTCAATCAGATATTAAAAAAGCATATCGTACATTATCCATGACATGGCATCCTGATAAAAATACGAGTCCAGAAGCAAAAAGCAAATTTCAAGAAATTAGTCAAGCTTATGAAACCGTCGGTGATGAACAAAAACGGGAACAATATGATAATGAACAACGCGGTGGTGGTGGATTTCCCGGTGGATTTCCAGGCCATCATGGTCATCCAGGATTTCATCACGATATTTTTCAACAGTTTTTTGGCGGTGCAATGGGCATGAGTATGGGAGGATTTCCTGGTGAAATCCATATTATGCGAAATGGTGTTCCTTTCCATGTTCACATGGGGGGTGGTGGGGGGGGTGGCGGGGGGGGGGG